AGAGACCTCAGAAGAAGAAGGTAGTCCAAGTAACTGAAGATGAGGAAGTTACGAGAACACCAAAGGTAAAACATTTTGCTTCGTGGAACGAGGCATTCTAATATATGTAATAGATAACATCTTACGAGGTCTTCGTATGATGATGGGATGGACTCTATTGGGGTATGCTGTGATTCATATAGTATTATCCATCCGAAAGAAATTCAAATCTTAACATTTATTTAACATACTATATTTGGATATCCCGACTTTTCTCCTTACATTTACTATGTAATAATGAGAGAGATAAAAGTTATGACACCATTTCAGATTTTAGTTGATAAAGTTGCCGTGAGACTGGCACAAGGTAAGAAACCACATACGAAGACATTGAACAAGATGTACAATTATCCAGGTATCACTGCTGAGACTCGTATGAAGATGTTAGATGAGAGATACAAGTTCTTCCGTGAGAGACACTTACAACAACAAAAAGAAATGCAAGAACAATTTGCTCGTGCTATGAAAGGTACAATGTGGGAGACAGTTGGTGAGCCAGAACCACACAATATTAAGTTTGTAAAATAATAAGTTATGTCAGTATTCCAAAACACTAAACCAGTAAACTCGATTGAAGAGTTTGAGAATCAGTTAGTTAACCAATTGACCGAGTATTACACTGGGGTCTATGAGAATGTGATGACACCTCAAATCAAAATCAATAAGGGGTCTAAGTTCTACAAGGTTATCGTAGGTAGTTCGGTATGGGGATTCATTGCTCGTATCCCATTCGTTCACAAGGGTGTCCAACTAAATAAAGGTGACTTGATGAAACCTGCAGGTTGGTCGGCTGCTGCCAAACACGCTCGTGGTAATGTCATCGAAGGAACTGCAATGTACGGACCATACGGACCTATGTACCTAAAATAAAAGTTATGAATAAAGTATTAAGATTTTTTGAATGTACGATTACAGGAATGGATTGTGCTATTGTATTGGTTGGTGGGGATGAAATTTGTGTTCCTGCTGAAACAGTTCCCTATTACTTAACACAAAAATAAAAGTTATGAACAAACTAAAGAAGAAGTTGTTAACAAAGTGGTTCTTTGAGTGGTTGAACTCTGAGACCGATGTAGAGACATTAGAGGTAACCAAGATTGCTATCGAACAACGAAGAATGCAAGTTGCTGGTCCAACAAAAGTTATCGGATTCCGACAACATAATTTGGAAATGTCAAAATAATTTTGTATATTGTAATCAATAACAAACCCTGGTGAGTTAAGTCGGGGAATTTTTTAACTATAAAATCATTGGAACAATGAAAAAAGCAAGTGGGGCAGCCCTTACTGGAACAGGTTGGAACTTAGAAACAATGTTGTACAACCCACCAAGACCTTTTCAAAAACCTATTGGATTGTTAAGGCAACCGAACGGATGTGATTCATATGTCTATGAAATCACAAATACTACCAACAATATGAAATACATTGGGTTTCATAAAGAAGGTAATGATATCTATACCACATCATCAACTTCAAAAGAGTTCGCAGAGCACATACAAGATGGTGACCTAAATACTTTAAAATACGAAATTCTATTTTGGGGTTCAGTAAAAGAATGTCAGCAATATGAATGGGAGTTACTCACCTCAGTTGATGCTGCAAAAAGTCCACGATACTACAACAAGTGGAATGGTAAACCAGGTATTAGAAAACTCGATTTGGACTTTGTGAACAAGTTACAAGATGAGGTTGATGACATTCGAACATACAAGAATTTAAAAAAGCACATTCTTTTATCAATTAGTAATGTTAAAAAGATGTCATTAGAAGTATTGTATAATATCCCAACTATACAAATTCGAGAACTCCAAATTGATAATGAGAATCTTCAGAAGATTATAGACCGAATTAAAAACGGAATTGGGTCACCAGATATGCCAGTAGTATTAGAGGACATCACTTACAAGGGTGTACATTATCCACAAATCCTAATTAGTGGAAACCACACGAGAACTGCGATGTGGAAAGCCCGAAAATTGAACCGAGGTTACACATCTAATACACAAATTGAGTACCTTGCAATTCCAAGTGAGTTGACACAATCACTCCAAGATTCTGAAGTTGATATGTTGGGCAACAACTTGAATGCTGATTATAATGTAGGTAAATCATTTAGTGTAAAGGATGGTGTTAAAGAATGCTTGGGTCACCATAAGATGGGTCACTCTTGGAAAACTGCTGAGATGAAAAATCGAATGATGCGATTGGGACTTACATCAAACCAAGTATTGACAGTTTTCCATAGAACTGAGACTGCTATTATCAAGGAAGATTGGAAATCAATGGGTCGTATTGTGTATGACTACACTAACTCAGATAAAAATAGAGGTGACCTTGATAAAGTAGCAGCTGCATTTCGCAACAAAGATGATGATATGTTTGTTACCACATTATCATCGGGTAACCCACACTGGTATCGTATCTTGAAGAGCTACTTTATTGAGCAGTTCCAACGAGTTAAAGAAGGTAAGACACCTCAGAGTAAAATTAAGTTAGTCGTTTACCATACAAACACAAAGAGTAAAGATGAATGGCCCAGACTATTCGGAGAGCTTGTGATGTCTCAAAACATACCTAATGAAATTGATGGGTATATATTTAGTCCATCTGATTTGGAGACTTTAAAAGGTTTGGTAACTTACCCAGATGTATCGTATCACGAAATGCCGATGTGGGGTAATCAAGTTCAAACAAGTCAAGCTGCATAGTTTAGTTGGGGGGAGAAATCTCCCCCTATTAAATTTGGAAATGTCAAAATAATTTTGTATATTGTAATAAACCTTTAACACCAAAGAGAGATGAGAAAATATTGGAATAGATTTCTTAATTGGCTAACACCAAGTAGAAGAGGAAGGTTACTTGCTGAAATAATGAAACGAGACCAAGAGTTAGGTCTTTATGATGAAACCTTTAACACCAAAGAGAAATGAGTGAAGTAAATCCAAATTACAATCCAGAAGCAGATTTTGACAACTTTGGTGAAGAGATGGAACACATCGTTAAGACAACACCTAAAGAGGTGCTAAAAAAGGAGTGGGATAAAGTATTAGCAGAATATGGTACTGATACACACGACAAGATTCTATCTATGACTGATGACTTTGTTCAGTCTAATCGTAGTGAAGGACAAACCTATGCTCATTATCACTATGATATGATGGCAGACTTTGCTCTACATATATTAGAAACCTTTAACACCAAAGAGAGATGAAAACACCAATGCAAGAGTTGTTGGAATGGGTTAGAGCAACCTTACCAATGGATTTAGATACACCACAAATGATTGAGCGTAAGATTGAATCACTACTTGAGAAAGAGAGAGAAACAGAGTTGTTAAGAGCTTCATTAATGAAGAAAGTTAGTGAACTAAATGATAATGAAATTATATCTTTATATGATGACTTATCTGAATTCTTTAACACCAAAGAGAGATGAAAGCATTAGCCATAGGATTATTTTTTGTACTAACCTCGTGTAGTCTAAGTTACGATACTAGAGATAGGTATACAGTTGAGTGTACTTGTGAGAGGTTAGTTTATGATAAAGAGACTTACCTATGTAGGATATGTAACTTACCTATCCCCGTTAAGTACAGACACGAGGGTAGTGGTATTAGACAAGAGAGACCAATCAGAGATATTTAACATCAAAGAGAAATGAAGATAACAGTAGAACATTATAATGAAAAGGTTTCTATCGAAACCCAACACGATGACCTTGACTTTAATCAGTTTATGGAATTGGTAAGAAAGGTTGCTCACGGTGTTGGGTATGCTGATGGAACAATAGATGAATGGTTTAATCAATAAGAGATGATAGACTTCCCTTATATGGTATTATTACTAACTTGTATCTTAACTGCATTGTTCATCTTTGCACCTAACAACGAAGATGATGACACGGCAGATAATTGAGTGGGTAATTGTTGGTGGTATTGTTATACTATGGAATGGATTCCTATTTTATAAAATGAAAAAAGATGAAGATAAGAACGTATAGTGTATTAGCACAAGTATACCTATTACCATATGTAAAGGTAACACACGATAGATTTCTAAATGGTGATATCGAAATTATCATTGGATGGTTTAACAAAGGAATAGTATTTAGTATATGAACACATTAGATAATCAATATCAAGTTCTACTCGAACGAGTATTGGAGTATGGTGTACAAAAGGATGACCGAACTGGAACAGGTACACTATCAGTCTTTGGTGGTCAATTCGTTCACGATATGTCAGAGGGATTCCCACTCCTAACCACAAAGAAGATGGCCATCAAAACTATGATGACTGAATTGAAGTGGTTCTTAAAAGGAGATACCAACATCAAGTACTTGGTGGACAATGGATGTAACATTTGGAATGGTGATGCTTATAAGAATTATAGAAATAAGTTTGAACCAACCCCGTATCAATTTACTCCAGATACAATGGAAGAATTCATCAACAAAATCAAAACTGATGATGAATTTGCAAATGAGAATGGCGAGTTGGGTCCTATCTATGGGTCACAATGGAGGAATTGGACAGAGTACTATATTGAGAAATTAAATGGTGGTAATCCAATGATTGTTAAAAGAACATCAGACCAAATCGAAAATCTAATCAACGAACTTAAAAGAAATCCTGATAGTAGAAGATTAATGGTATCTGCTTGGAATGTGGGTGAGTTAGATGAAATGGTTCTACCACCTTGTCACTATGGATTCCAATGTTATGTTGCTGATGGTAAACTATCCCTAATGTGGAATCAGAGAAGTGTAGATACATTCTTAGGTCTACCATTCAACATTGCATCATATGGTACACTACTCCTACTACTATGTGAGGAGACTGGATACCAACCAGGTATGTTAATCGGAAACCTCGGTGACATACATATCTATAATAACCATATAGAACAAGTGAAAGAACAACTACAAAGAAGTTCATTCTCATTACCTACAATAGAACTATCTAATGTAGACATTCTAAATGGAGAGTTTGATTATGAAGTAAAGGGATATGAATCCCACCCAAGTATAAAAGCACCTTTAAGTAATTAAATTATTATGAAGAAACAAAAAGTTATTAATGTCACCTATCGCAAGGACTCAGTAACCTTTAGTGATTGGATGAAGTATGAGATTACCCTTATTGATGAAGAGGGTAAAACCCAAGTCATTCCTGCCTATGGTAAGGACCTACAAGATGCTCTATCACGAGTAGTACACGACAAACGAGTTGTATCCGTACAAGACAAGACCAAAAAATTCCCGTGGTGGTTATGGGCAATTGCTTGGTTTATTTATATTGGTGGTGTCGCAGTCACAACAACACTTGTAGAAGCACCTAATAATTCTTGGTTGTTTGGTCTTGGTATGATTATCCCAATTGGATTGATTACATTATTGAATAGATGGTCTATTGAACAAAACAAAGATAAAATAGGGAAGTGATGACAGAAGCAGAACAAATAGAAGAAATCCTAATGGAGTCACATGCTTATGGATTAGCAGGTGAAGTAATGGAATGGGCAGCAAAAGAGTTGAGAGAGAATCCAAAGATGAGAAAAGTGGATGCATATGAATTAGCGTATAGAGAATGGGTAAAGTAATATGTGGTACGAGTTATTAAAAGGATTTGCAGTATTGGTTATATTTGGTACTATACTAACTATAGGAATATACCAAATGTATTTGGATGGTAAAGATAAAGACAATGAATAAGAAATCAATGTTAGATAGGGACAATATAGAACTCTATATTATGTCTGAAGAAGAGGAGAAGATGTTAGCAGAAATCTTATTGGAAGAGTATCACGAAACCAAAGCAGAAGATAGAGAAAAGTTTGCTGACATCGAACTCCAAGAATGGCAAGAGGAAATCCTAAAGAAAGAAATTGGTGATGAATAAAATTTTGGAAACGAAAGAAAGAGAATTCTACGGAGTAGTCAAGGTAAAGAAAGCCGAGTTAGTAAAACCCTCAGAGTCTCAACTAATGTCTTATTATATAGATTATGGATATAACACCATAGATGAAGTCTTAGAAGATATGGGTGCTAAAGAAATGATAAGAGAGTGGTACAACAATACTAACTTTACTTCAGAGTTTCAAGAACATCAATACAATTCAAATATCTTTCCTATCGATTGGGATTCCGATTGGGAAGAGGTAGATGTTATCGGGAAAGAAGATTGGGAAATTATTTATGATAACCATTATGTATAAGTTTATAACATACTACCTCCTTATAGGAACACTATCCCTTATGATAATGGATTATATGATAACCAAGGTAGCGAAGGTATTGGATAGGGAAACCCTTACGAATACGGAAAGGGTTTTTATACTCGTATTATGGCCCATCTACACCTTTGTGTTTTGGTATAACTTTTTTAAGTCACTATTTGAAAACAAGGAATAAGGTAGTTGAGCATGGAAAGCAATAAGCATAGGGAACTCCAGTTCCCTTTTCACACAAATTTTTTTAAGTAACACGATATGATTTTAGGATTACTGATAGGAGTATTGATTGTGAATGTTGTGGGATTCGTATTCCTTGACAATCGCATTAGAGACATCTATAAAAAACTCAACAAATGAAAATAGCACTAATCGCACACGATGGGAAGAAGGCATCGATGGTGTCCTTTGTAATGAAAAGATTGGAGTTCTTTAATCGAAGAGATGTAGAACTCGTAACGACTGGTACGACTGGTGAGGTGATTCAACACGCAGGTGTGGATAAAGTACAACGAGTCAATAGTGGTCCTCTTGGTGGGGACGCTGAAATCGCTGCGATGGTGACTCGTGGTGAGATTGATGGGGTGGTGTTCTTTAGAGACCCACTTGGAAAACATCCACACGAGGTTGATGTATCTATGTTGATGCGATTGTGTGATGTCCACGATGTACCACTTGCGACTAACTATAAGATGGGACATATCTTAATCAAGTACTTTAAGAAGAAATGAAAATACATATAATCACTCGATGCACTAGACCCGAAAATCTAAGACAAATTCGGGAGTCTATATTTCAAAACAAACCAAAAGCAGTTGATGTTGTTTGGAATGTTGTGTTTGATTGCAAGAAAGTATCAACACTATCAACTGACCTACTTGGTGATTTAAAATGCAAGAATACACGATTCCATTTTACTGAATGTGGTGATTGGAAATGTCAATATCACTTTGCTAATAATCTATTAACACATTATATCCGAGATGGGTTTGTTTATTTCGTAGATGATGACAATATACTACATCAAAACTTTTATTCATCACTACTAAAACTCTACGCCGAGAATCCAAACTCTAGAGGGTTTGTGTTTTCTCAATGGGTTGGTGGTAATGATTTTTCGGGAGTCGATATCAGATTTGGCAAACCCGATAATATAAAGGTGGGTTCGATTGACCTTGCTCAATTTGTATTTGGGTGGGAGTTACCATTTGAATATAGGACCTTATTTGGAAATGGGTATTGTGGTGATGGTGATTTTATAGTAGGTCTATTTCAAAATGGTGCTAAGTCTGAGTTCACTTTTACTGATGAGATACTATCTTATTACAATTATATAAGTGAGTATGGTGACACCGACCCAACACGTTTGGAAATTGTTAATAAAAAATTAACACTATAGTTTTGATATTCCAAAAATATTTTGTATATTTGTATTATATAAAATGAGAAATATGAAGTATAGAAAGGTAACAAACACGGAGAAGGCACTTAAACTAACAACTGGTACATCACTCAAGGACCGATTGATTGGTTTTAATTACAAACAATTAGTCACGACATTCGGAGAACCAACTCTTCCAACTCAAAGTGGTGATGGGAAGGTTCAGAAAGAATGGGTCTTTGTTCGTGCATCTGATGGTGTGGTGTTTACATTATACGATTGGAAAACTGGTGATGAAACATACACTATGACAATGAACCAAGATTGGAATGTGGGTAGTAAGGTGTATGCAGGTGACTTTGTTACCGATTTAATATCTCAAATTAAAAAGAAGAACTAGTATGAAAAAGTATTTCTTTTATTCAAGAAATGATGGTAATAGAGAACCCATTTCGTACACAACCTCTGAGTCGAGGTTAGGTGCTGCTAAAAAGTTTGCGACCATCAAAAACCTTTCATTGAAATCATTTCTAAGTATATACACAGTTTCAGATGACCCTAGATAAAGTATACATCATTACTTTAGACCAATCAATTGAGAATAGACAGAAACTATTGGATAGACTCAATGTACTATGTCCCAATAGTGCTCCTTACTATTTTATAGAGGCAGTTGATGGTAGACAATTACTATCAACCACCGAAGGTAGAGAGTCGTATGGTGTTAGTTTCTATGATGGTTGGAACATTGGAAAGGGTGAATGGTGGTCTAGAAATGTAACAAGTGGTGAAGGTGGTGGTATGTGTTCTCATATAAAAGTTTGGGAAGATGCATATAAGAATGGACACGAAAACATCTTAGTATTAGAAGATGATTTTAATCCAAACGAATCTTTCAACTTTGATTTACTTGACACTATACTTGGATACGATTTAGTGTTTCTTTCACGAATATTACAATCATCACATAGTGGTGTTTATGATATGGATTGGGGTGACCCTAATTTTGTAAAACCAGGATACTCATATCAAACTCACGCATATGTTCTTAGTAAGGAAGGTGTTCGTAAGTTGGTGGAAACGAATGTAGATACACTAAAGAAAAACATTATAGTATCTGATGAGTTCTTACCTGCTACATACACTTGGCATCCACGAGAAGATATTAGAAACTTGTTCTATAGAAATATGAATGCATATGCGTATCGTAACAACATCGTAGGTCAAGATAGATTTGAAGCAGCAGGTAACTCATTAACATCACCAATTGAAGGTATAGATTATTAATTATGACTGAAATAGAACTACACAAATTATTAGAGATTCAATATCTCAAGGGTAGGTTGGATGAACTACACAAAGCAATTCCAACAATAACCGATTTAACTAGGTCTCGAAAATTAGATGCCCGATTAGATAAATACTACAATAAGTTGAAGGCAATTGATGAGACTGCATATCACTTATATCAAGTAGAACACAACAATCAAAGAATATCTAAAAAGAAGTCAAAGGATTATATGAGAAGCCTATTGACTCAAGTGAGTGCTCATATTGACAATGAGGATTTGATTGAAGAATTAAAAAATCAAATATCTAAATATTAAGTTATGTCTGAAAAGATTTATGTCCGTAAAGTAGAGACTTGGACAATCTCATCTGCAAGTGAACCTATTGAGGTAAATGTAGAAGCACTTCGTAAATGTGAACCACCATATGAAGGTGAATCCCACGATGAACTCATTGATTATCTAACCGAGAATGTGTGGGGTAACTATGAATGGTATGATAACGAAACCAACATTGAAGTCTATGGTGAAGATGAAACATTTGCCCTTTCAATGGAAGAGGCTTATGTAGAAAACGAATTCTTTGATTCACGAACAAAGGGTGAGGACTCTAACATTCAAGTAGGTGTTCCTAATGAGGAGTGGACTCGATATGGTGGATTTGAAACATTCGCATCATCTGAATATTAAACTAACATACGATTTTAAGAGAGGTAGTGAAGCTACAATGGTATAGAAAAAGGTAAGGGTTAACCTCTATATCGTAGTAACCCCGAAAGACCCGAAGCCTCTCTTTTTTATGGACTCGTAGCTCAGTTGGATAGAGCATCTGCCTTCTAAGCAGACGGTCATAGGTTCGAATCCTATCGGGTTCACATAGAGTGGGTAAAAAGTTTAGTACACCTCTGCAGGGGTAAATGTAAGTTACTATTAATAGGACTCCGTATCCTAACGACTACTCTTATTTGCTCCGTTCGACAAGCGGTTAAGTCATCGCCCTTTCACGGCGAAGTCACGGGTTCGAATCCCGTACGGAGTACTATGTTTATTAAAGTTTTGTAAACTATTTATATTGGATTAAAACAATTAAGTTATGAGTAAGATTTCAAGAAGATTATTCCAAGCATTGGAAGCAAAGTACACAGCAGAGATTATGGATGCAAGAGCACGTATTTCGGTATACTTCGAATCACCAGTTGCAATCGGAGAACACCCACAACATACTGAAGAACTCGACCTATTGGTAGCACAACTAACTGATGCTACTGATAAGTTGGGAACTCTTCGTGACAACTTTGGTCAAGAGTATGGAGGGTTTGATGATAGTGATATTGAAAAAGGACTACTAAAAGGGTAATTCATTCAGAGGAGTGCCAGAGTGGTCGAATGGACTTGACTTGAAATCAAGCGTACGGCAACGTACCGGGGGTTCGAATCCCTCCTCCTCTGCAATTCGCAGTCAAGTACTTGTATGAATAAGCAAGAATATATTGGTACATTATGGGCAAAGAAATCACCAGCAGAAGTTGTGCTGGTGATGTACCAACTTATAGATAATAGTGATGTTGATGAATCTGCTAAGAAAAAAACTTATGCAGTTCTAAAGGGAATAATCACTTACCTTGATAGGGGTGATGATTTGATGGAGCATCATAGAAAGTATCTATATGATGTATGGAATGATGCTTGGAATGCACAGGTAGACAATACTATAAAAGAAGAAATTAAAGAGTGGTTATTAGAACCACCATTTTGATATGGAGTTAATTACAACGAACCGATTCCAATCACTCAGAGAGTAAAGGATAAATATAATAAATGATATATTGGTTTTATGGTCAACCTGGGTCTGGTAAGACTACATTGGCAAACGGATTAAAAGAACACTTAGAGTATAGTAATCATCGAAATGTACAACACATTGATGGTGATGAAATACGGAAGATTTTTCAAAACAAAGATTACTCTAAAGAAGGTAGGATAAACAACCTTAGAAAAGTAAACACCCTTATTAGATTTTTAAACTACAAAGACTTTGATGTAGTAGTGTCGGTAGTAGCACCATACAATGAAGTTAGGAACGAAATTAAAGATTTGAATCCACAAATGATTTATGTTAAGACCTCAGAGATTCGTGGTAGAGAGAATTACTTTGCTGATGACTTTGAGTTTAATACAAACGATATTTGTGTAGATACAACTGATAGAACCCCATTGGATTGTTTGAATGAAATACTCACTTTATATAGGTAGATGGCAACCTTGGCACGAGGGACATCAATGGTTGATAGACCAACAACTTGAAAAAGGTAATCGTGTATTGTTAGCAATCAGAGATGTACCAACGGATAAAAAAAATCCGTGGACTGCTCAACAAGTTATGAAGAATCTTCAAAAGGTACATTACGATTTAATAAGGCAAGATAGAATTAAGTTGATGATTATACCCGATATTGAATCGGTAAACTATGGTAGAGGTGTGGGTTATCACATAAACGAACACGTTCCCCCACAAGAAATTAAAGAAATCTCTGCTACAAAAATCCGTGAAAAACTTCGTAGTGATGGCAAGTTGTAACTCATCGAATAAGTAATACCATTCATCGACACCAACTCGTTTTGGTATAGATTGTGTATTATCTTAGTGGTATGAAAAGATTCAAACTATTAGTTGTACTTACAATCGGAATGATTGGGTCAGCATTTGCACAAATGGCAATACCAAGTGAGGTATTCGCAAGTAATCCTCAACGATTTAATGGTAGAAAGGTTACTCTAAAAAATATAGTATTACGAGATGGTGTATTGGTATCACCATCAAATATTATACAACCACTAAATGGTCCAGTTTCGATAGGACCTACCACACCGAATCCACAACGACAATTACCTTGTAGACCACCACGGGGGTTTTCTGAGGTAGATGTATTCTTTAAGGCATCACCTGATTATACTGCTTGCTTCTTTATGGCAGACAATATGAAGACTCAATTGGATAGAGAGTTGGGTGGAGAGAGTGTAGAAGCACAAATCACATTTAGAGGTGATTATAGAACTGGATATATGGTTTCCTTTTACCGATTGGGTAATTAAGATTTAACAATTTCTTAACAAAGGGGGCTTGGTAAAGTCCCCTTTTTTTATTACATTTATATGTATCATTATGGGAAAGAAAGGTAAGACATATCAAGAAGAGTTAGACTTCAATGGGGGTTGGTCTCGTGGTGAAGCAACTCACCATATTGGTAAAAAGACCACCCAAAAGACCCATAAGTCTAAAAAAACGTATTCTCGTAAAGAGAAACATAAAAAAGATTTAACAATTTCTTAACATTGGAAACTTGTTTAAGTCGATTATTTTCACTACATTTATATTGTAATCATTGAGATAGTTATATTATGAGTAAACAAATGAATTATTCCTCGTTCTGGCTCGACTCTTCAATCTTTGAAGATGAGTCTAATGAGTTGACCTCAGTAGAGAAGAAGTCAAACGACCTTATGAAGTTGATGGCTTATAAAAGAAGTATTCGTAACTTCGTTAATATTGTAACTGGTCAGAACATCCCAGTGACCTTCGATGGTCGTGGGGAAGATTCTTATACCGATGGTAAAGAGGTTGTGATTTCTGCCAAGTTAGATGACAAAGAGTTTGACCCAGTTGTTGGTCTTGCTCTCCACGAAGGGTCTCACATTGCTTTGACCGATTTCAATACTCTGACCTCACTTCGTGGTGGTGAGTTACCATCTACGATTGACGCACAATGGTTGATGAATAAGTATGGTTATACTGAAGATTGGCAGTTACAAGGTCACTTGTCAAACAACCTCAAGTCACTACTCAACTATGTTGAAGACCGAAGAATTGATAACCACATTTACACCACTGCCCCTGGGTATCGTGGTTACTACGAGTCAATGTACGATAAGTACTTCCACTCAAATGTGATTAACAAAGGTCTTCAGAGTGGTGAGAAACGTACTGAAGATTGGGAGTCTTATATGTTCCGTATCATCAACATCACCAATGAGAATCGTGACCTTGATGCTCTCAAAGGTCTTCGTGAGATTTGGAATGTTCTTGACCTTGGTAACATCTCTCGACTCAAGTCTTCTTGGGATTCACTTGAGGTGGCAGGTCAACTCCTTATGATTATAGAAAAGAATATTGAAGTCTCTAATAGTAGTGACCAATCATCATCGGGTGATGGTGAAGGAGAAGGTTCTGAAGGTGGTGACCAAAATGGTAACTCACCAATGACTGGAGATACTAACAACCAACAAAGTGGTGGTGGTATGTCTTCTCAAGGTAAAGGTGAGACTTCAGAAAGTGACTCTAATGAGGGTCAAGAGTCCAATGATACTACCACCCAAAGTGGTCAACCAAGTGGTGAGGGTAATCCTCAAGGGGCAGGTGGTGAGTATACACCACTATCGGACCGACAAAAGAAGATGTTAGACAATGCTATCAAGAAACAGGAAGAGTTTATGGATGGTGATGTTAAGAAGAAGAAAGTTTCTAAGTCTGACAAAAACAAGATTGACCAACTCGACAAAGCAGATATCAAGTCTGAGGTTGTTGGTAAGGGATTCAACAAAAGTAGTTGGTCTACTGGTTCTAATGGAGTTCAGACCTACATCATCAACAATCTAACCAAGGGTCTATGTGAGTCCAATATGATTGGTATGTTGACCACTTCTACTTGGAATTTTGAGAAGATGACTAAAAACATTAAGAAGGGTACTCAATTGGGTACACTACTTGGTAAGAAACTCAAGACTCGTAATGAGGAACGAGTGACCTCAACACCACGAATGAAGAGTGGTAAATTAAGTGGTCGTATGATTCACGAAATTGGGTTTGGTAACTTCGACATCTTCGAACAAACCTTGGTCAATAAAGCAACACCAGTTGTACTTCACATCTCAATCGATGCAAGTTCTTCGATGAATGGTGACAAGTGGAACTCAACTCAGACTGCTGCAGTTGCCATTGCTAAAGCTGCTTCGATGACTCAAAACATTGATGTGGTGATTTCCTACCGAGGTGTCTACTACTCACCTGGCAATTGGAACAATGTTCAACCACTAATGTTGATTGCTTACGATAGTCGTAAGGATAAGTTCTCTAAGATTCAACAACTCTTCCCTTACATTCATTCCGATGGTACTACACCAGAGGGTCTATGTTACGAAGCAGTTCTCAAGGAAATCACCAAAACCACCAATGGTGTTGAGACTTACCTAATTAACTTCTCAGATGGATGGCCTGGGTTCGATAACTCACAAATCTCTTATGGTGGTACTGCTGCTCGTAAACACACTGCCGAGCAAGTTAAGAAGATTAAGAAGGCAGGTGTGAATGTCCTATCTTACTTCGTGTCTGACTACGCATACGAGGCAAGTGGTGATATGTTTAAAGAGATGTATGGTAAGGATTCTGAGTTCATTGATACTACCAATATGAATCAATTGGCAAAGACCTTGAACAAAAAGTTTGAGATGAATGTTTAACATAAACTTAACAAAGGGGACTTGGTAAAGTCCCCTTTTTTGATTATATTTACAAAGTAAAAGAGAGAGATATGAAAAACTTCAAAGATATAGTGTTTAAACCACATCGCCAAGGATTTGGTATTCAAGGTAGTTTAAAGGTCAATGGACACCTATTAAGTGTCGTTGCAGGTGAAGGTATGTACAGTTCCCCTCGTAAGAACTTGTCATCACCCGAAGACTTTGAATCATTTGAGGTAGCCGTGTTTAGTCCTAATGGGGACTTCGTTACACAAGAGGTCGTACCTAACATCAATGATGATGTTGTTGGTTGGCAGACTCGAATGGACATTAATATAATAATTACAAGGGTTGAAACCTTAACAATTTCTTAACATTAAAAGTTTGGAAATCACGAAAAGATTCACGATATTTACATAGTAATAATGAGAGATAATAATAATAATCAGATGCGTATGAAAGCACAGAAATCAGTTTTCGGTAAGATTGTCGAGGTGGACAATCTCCTAATGTTCCAAGACTCTGAAGGGGTCAACTTCCTCATTGAGGAACTTAACGAGAAGGGTTCTTCTCTTTATAAACGAGCCAGAGCAGCTGCCAACAAACCCGAAAAGTGGGGTTGGAAAGTTCGTGTTGTGGGTCGATTATCCGATGGTGAGTTGGGTCATACTCGTGTCCCTATCGATAAGTTTGAGTCTAACCCAGAACCAGTTGGTAACTTTAACAAACCTAATGGTGGGTTACTTGCTTTAGAATACAACTCATCTCCAAATGTGTCTTCGGCACCAATTACCGCCGAGATGCCAGATGATGTCCTCAAGTTTATCCACGAGGAATCTGAAGGTCTGAAACCTCAGATGTTGTTTATGAATCCTTTGAAGTGGAAACTTCTCATTCGTAACATCATTCGTGGTAAGAACATTATGATGACTGGACCTGCTGGGTGTGGTAAGACAATGGCTGCCAAGGCAGCTGCTAATTCCATCGAGGGTTACAATACCTTTGTAATCAACTTGGGTGCAACTCAAGACCCACGAACCACTTTGATTGGGAACACTCAGTTCGAATCTAAGAAGGGTACGGTCTTCAATGCCAGTCCATTTGTCAAAGCAATTTCAACTCCAAACACGGTAGTTGTCCTTGATGAGTTGACACGTGCTCACCCAGAGGCTCACAACATCCTAATGACAGTACTTGACCAAGGTCAACGATACCTACGATTGGATGAGGCTGCTGATGCTCCGGTAGTGAAAGTTGCTGATGGTGTGTCGTTCATTGCTTCTGCCAACATTGGTAATGAGTACACTGCGACTCGTGCTCTTGACCGTGCAATCCTTGACCGATTCATTCCGATTGAGATGGATACTTTGACTCGTGATGAGGAAACTCAACTTCTTCAGATGATGTATCCTTCGGTTTCTATTGAGGACATCAAAGCAGTTGCCGAGGTAACCTCGATGACTCGTGAAGACCTTGAGTCTGAGTCTCCAAAATTGACCAATGCACTTTCAACTCGTACTGCGGTTGAGATTGGGTCTCTACTCTACGATGGGTTCTCACTTGAGGAGTCTGCTGAGATTGCTATCTACCCAATGTTCGATAAGGATGGGGGTGCTGATTCGGAACGAACTTATATGAAACAATACATTCAAAAGTTCTTGGGTAAGACACCAGAGAATGAAGACTTGTTCAATGTTGAAACTGAAGACATCTCTAACCCATTCTAAAAAGTAGAATGGATGCCCGATGGTGTAATGGCAACACTACTGGTTTTGGTCCAGTCATTCTAGGTTCGAATCCTAGTCGGGTAACTAATAAAAACAACTATGGGATATAATCCATTCAGATGGTACACTAAAGGTAAAAAGAAACGCTTGCCCCAAAGCGCTCACTTGTTTGACAAGATTCAAAATGGGGACTTTGATTATTCTCATTATTACACGGAAGCGGAAGGGGCTCGTAAAGAGTACTCTTCCCTCTTCCAAACAACGATGGAGAATACTGGAGATTATGCACAGGCAAGATACGCTGCTCGTATGAAGAATGTTAGAGCACTTAAACTTGATGAGGAAGGGTTCAAGGATGAACAAAAGATTCTCAAGGAACTAAAGGACTCACTACACGAGGAGTTTGGGTTTTGTCTTTGGGATAAGATGATGAAGTCGAAGCAGATGGACTTGGAAGAGTTGTATGATTTCTACTGCCAAGAAAAAATGCGAAGAAAAGGTTTGGATATTTAATAAAAATTTTGTATATTTACCAATATGATTTACGACCCAAATAACGAACTCAGCGAAGAGCAACTACTTGACCTAAGTGAAGATGACTTCCTTGAGTATTTAGATAGTAAAGCACAATATCTAAAACAATTCACACGACCACTTGGCTCGTACCACACAAAACGATATGCTTCAATGGCAGCTGCCCAAAGAGGGGTAAGTCTAACTGAAGATGAATTTCAATCTGCTAAAAGGATTGGCAAAGAAGGTGATATGGAAAACAACCAACGGGTTATAGATAAGCTTAATAGTGACATAGAAACTAATGGGATTTAATAAATGTATATTACCTAGTATAGATGTTCTTAGAGATTACCTATACGATTATGGATTAGAGAAAACTGCTAAAAGGTATCTACCATACGATGCTTACATAGGAGATTCAGAGTCAATTGATTTTATCAACACAATATTAGAAAAATATGGGAATTTGGGAAAGTAACGATGAATTCGATGAGGTGTTCTTAAAGATAAGAAGGTCTTTGATAGAAGATAAGTTTTTCGAAACTACAGAAATAGAAAATAAAGAAGTGTTTCTTGGATACTTACGAGAGTACTTACTTGACGCACAAGATATGGATATGCTTTCTGATTTTCTGAGACTAGCATTGGATGACTATAGAAAGTATGAAGTAGATGCTGCTTTAAATAACTTGACCGAAATGGGTTTACTTGAAATGGTTGTAAGAGATGATGGTGAACTTGCGTATAGAGCAACCGAAAGTGGTAAGATAGTAAACAATATGATTAACACCAACGATATGGAAGAACTAAAAGAATTCTCAAAAGACATCTATGATGTGAGTGATGTGGGTGGGGTGGTTAGGTTTAAAGACCACGGAAGCAATTTTGAATTAATTGTTATCCCAGCAGGAAAACAACACGATGGTGATGAAATGATTAATTTCTATCACACTATTTATCAAGACTACCACGATGGTGGTCCAAACGGAGAGTATAGATTGGTAGACTCTGCCGAACTATTTAATATGTTGAATACTAATTATAATTAAAAATAGATATGAATTATTACGTTGCTAAAGTTAAAGTTCATCACGAAGATGACAAAGGAAGAGTAAAGAAGATTACTGAACAGTATCTTGTACACGCGGTATCGGTAACCGATGCAGAAGCAAAAGTTATTGGAGATTTCGAGGGAAGTAATTTGGAATACGAAGTAACATCGGTTTCAGAAACTAAAATCATTAAGGTTATCCGATGATATACTCTAGTGGGCAAAGTGTAGTTGTTAATGTGAATGGCACCTACAAGGTGGGTGTCATCACATCTAAATCTAAAATTAAAAAAGGTTGGGTTTACTCGGTAAGTTTGGAAGATGGTAAATCCTTAGATAGAGTCTCAGTTAATAAAGAACTTTCTCACTTTATTATTCATCGTGGTCTTACTAAATCATTACAAAATGACAATTGATAGTAAAAAATTTAAATCATTCAAAAGAAAAGTATTAAAGAAGTATCCGAATGCATCAACTCGTATTGCTAGTGATGGTAAATACTATGTGGTAACGGGTGAAGGTGGTTCAATCGGGTCAGACTTTATGATACCGAATCAAGACTCGGTTGCACTTGCTTGGTACTGGGCATCCAGGTCTATACAATTAAAACAAAACTTAGATAGAACACACCCCGATAGAACTTCAATGTCGTTTGATGAGAAAAAATTCAATAGAGTATCCCGTAGAAATCGAAAAAGATAGTTTTATTAACTTCTTGAAAACTATTTATAGGAAACTATAAAGTTATAATTTATGAAGAAGTTTAATAAAAACAATCGTAGGGGGTCAATCAATCAAATTGATGCTATTCCCGATACACAAGTAGCAAGGTTGCAGAAATCATTTGGTGAAAAATATCCATCAATTGATTTTCTTACAAACGATAATTTATCTGCAGATGATTTTCCAGTTACCAATAAGATGGAAATTGGTTCTTTGGTTATTGGTCCAATGGAAGTTGAATTAACAAAAGGTGAAGCGACTAAAATTATAGAGACATTGGAATCTGCTATCAAAACTACATATATGCGTTATAGACTTGGAACATTACAAGGGTAATGTCAATCGATATTATATCTCAAATTCTTGAAAAAGCAGAGGCTCGTGATGAAGAATTTTCAAACGAGCTTCTGACTTTTTTAGATGATGGGATTTCTTCAATACTTAGTGATAAGAAAGAACCATATTTCACCATTGCTAAAAACAAAATCAGACATCTTGTGATATTTGATAGACCATTGGGTGATGTTACAAAGACATCTTACACCGAAAAAATGGTTATCAAACTAAATGGGCTATATCTAAGGTTAGATGAAAGTGATAAGTTTAGTAAGACATTCATTGAGATATGTTTGGATTGTGTTAAAGAAGGCGAATATCTAAACAAAGATGCTTTATCTATGTTAAATGAGATAAATAACAATTTGACTTAATACTTATACTAAAGGAGATATTATGGCGAATTGTAATTGTACTGAATGTGCGTGTACTACTCACGATGAATGTCAAAACTCAGTAGCACCTTGTACTTGTTGTGCTAATGGGGAATGTAACTCTTAATTAAGGAATCATATGGAAGACTATGGAGATTGGATTTGGGATGAAGCTGAATACAACTTCTTTATGTCTTTGGGTGACATTGCTAAGTTAGAGTATATGTATGATTTCTTTAACCTAGATAACGATGAGATTGTGGGTGAGTTTGAATTCGATTATAACGAAGACAAACCATCTACCACTTCAGTTGATGTTGTTATTACCGATACCCATCTCTTAATAACTTGTGATAGTGAAGATATTATTAAGAAAACTATAAGCATGTTTAAGATGGATGGGTTTATTATTCTACCCGAACAAGTCAGGGGTGACACACATTTTTACAAATATGTAGGAATGTCATCACCATTCTCTATGAACTGACAACGTGTCATAAAAAATACAAATGGTATATATGTTGTTCTATTGTTAACACATTATGTTTAACACTATAAAGGATATATTATGACATTTAATCAATTTAACACTTTGGTATCTGACTTTATGTTGGGTGAGTGGGGTAACGAGACGGGTCTCTCTTCTAATACTGCATATCTAAAAGATGATGTATTAAATATGGAGTTTGATGTGCCTGGGTTATCAAACAAGGACATTGAGGTATTGGTCGAAGACCGAATGCTTGAAATCAAAGCAGAACGGGAGCATCGTAAAATACATAAGAGGTATAAAATTCACGATGCATTTGACATCAATGAAACGACTGCTATTGCTAAAGATGGTCTACTTACTATCTCTATTCCAAAATATGAAGACCGAAAAGCAAAGTCGATTCAAGTAAAAGTTAAGTAAGATGTTTAGATTCTTCAGAGGAGAAAAAGTTACGTTTAATGACAAGTTGTTCATCGTGGTCAGAAAGATTCGTATTGACCATAATCCTATAATTGATACTTGGAAGGAGCATCTCGGAGTAGATACAATATTAAAAAAGGATGGATACTATTGGTTTTGTGAAGAGATACCTTCAATAAACTTTGAAGAATTAACATAAACTTAACAAAGGGGACTTGGAAAAGTCCCCTTTTTTTTGTACTTTTATATAGTAAAAGAAAAACAATATGACAAACCTCGGATATTGCTGTATCAATATGACCCTTCGTAAGGACAAGATTACCACCAATCGTGGTATGATAAAAAGAACTTTCCTCCAAGAGGGTATTAGTAGGTCCTCTGACCTTGCTCTACAAAATGCAAAAGACCTTGTAGAGATTATCAAGTGGAATCACAAGAATGGTTTCAATCTATTTCGTGTATCATCTGACATCGTTCCTTGGGCAAGTGAGTTCCAATTGTCGGATATGCCAGACTATCAGAAGTTTAGTAATATACTCAAGGGAGCAGGTACACTTGCTAAGACTTATAACCAACGCATAACATCACATCCTGGTCCATTCAATGTCTTGGTCTCTCCTAATGAGAAAGTCGTTCAGAACACGTTTAAAGACCTCACTACCCACGGAGAGATATTTGACCTTATGGGGTTGGAGAGAAGTTATCAGAATCCAATCAACATCCATTGTAATGGTGTGTATGGTGACAAGATTGCTGCGATGAATCGTTTTATTGACAACTATAAAAAACTACCCGAATCAGTTCGTAGTAGATTGGTTGTAGAGAATGATGACAAGGCAAGTATGTATTCGGTTAAAGACCTTATGTATCTACACGAACGAATTGGTATTCCAATTACATTTGATTATCACCACCACAAGTTCAATACTGGTGGACTGACCGAACAAGAAGCATTAGAACTTGCAATGTCTACTTGGGGTGATTACAAACCAGTCGTGCATTATTCCGAGTCTCGTGTTCTTGAAGAAGAGGGTGTGAAACCACAAGCACATTCTGATTACATCTACTCTGAGATTAACACATATGGACATTCACTTGATATAGAGGTAGAAGCAAAAATGAAAGAACTGACCATCTTAGATTATCGTTCTAATTTTGTTAAACACAATTAGACACAGGAAGGGGATTAGCTTAATAGAAATGATTTATAAACTTATTTTTCTATATTTATGTTTATGAACTGACAAGTTCTAAACTTATTAGCTTATTAGCTTAAAACAATAATGTTTGAGAATAAATACAAGTTAGAAAGTTAGTAAAACCAACTTTGGGGAAAAAAATGAAAAATATTTTTAACAGGAAGAATTGGTTCATCCTATTAATGAGTATAAGTACCCTTGCTCTTGCTGGGTCTGCTGCGTACTACTCGGTCTTTGGTTTGAGTTCTTTGTTCGCAGGAGCAAGATTAGAGGTAATAATAATGGCAGGTGCATTGGAGTTTAGTAAACTCATCATTGCATCATACCTACATAACAATTGGAAGTCTGCTGGATGGATGAAATGGTATCTTACTTTAGCAGTTGGTGTACTTATGTTAATTACATCAGCAGGTATATATGGATTCCTAACATCAGCATATCAAAAGACTGCTGACCAATTGGGTGTTATGGATAAGCAAGTTCAAGTGATTGAATTAAAGAAAGGTAGATTCCAAGAACAATTGGATTACCTTAATGCAGAAAAGAAAGAGTTGTCTGAGTCGATTACCGAACTACGAAATGGGTTATCAAATAATAAAATCCAGTACAAGGATAGGGAGACTGGTCAAATTATTACAACAAGTTCATCATCACAACGAAGAGTTCTGACTCAACAATTAGAGTCCGCAGTTGAATCTCGTGATGGTATTTCACGGAAGATTGAAGTGTTTACGGATTCCATCACTTCACTCGACCTTCAAGTATTAGATTTGGAATCCAATAACGAAGTTGCTGCCGAGGTAGGTCCACTTAGATATATGTCTGAGATTACTGGCAAACCAATGGCGGTGATTGTGAATTGGTTTACACTATTAATCGTATTTGTGTTTGACCCACTTGCAATCTCTATGGTAATTGCGTTAAATAAACTTACTAAAAAAGATGAAGATAGAAGTGTTAGTAATGATGATAGTGTTGGTAATTCTAATCATATCGATGTTTTGGATAATGCTACCATATATGGACAGGATGGGAAGGAAGTACCAATACCTACAAGAGAAGTGGGAGAAGAAAGAAGCGAAAGCATTGAAGAAACTCATAAAGAAGTCAAAGAAGAAAAAGAAGAAGTAGAGTTCATCCCAACTGATGAGGAAGCACGAGACTTGTATGGGGAGAAGTCAAAGCGGGTTAAAAAGGTAAAGCACACATATCGTAATGCTTCTATAAAATAATTTTGGATAATTCGATTATTTTTTGTATATTGTATATAAATAAACAAGATATACACAATGGATGACCTATATAGTAATAGTACCACACGAATTGGAGAAACTCCAAGATATTCAATAGATAAAGATGCCGACCCAAAGGAAGAATTCTTTAGAGAGTTCGACTATGGAATTGATTCTACTGACAATGTAATCCTTATCCAAGATGAAATTCAAAGTGGATTAACATTTGATATTGTATCTAAGGTAAGACTACTCAAGAAAATAAATGGAGAGTTAGATACTATCAATATTCTTCTCAACTCACCAGGTGGTGATGTTATTGAGACTCTAGCGTTAATTGACTTTATGCAGTCACAAAAAGAACAAGGTATTACATTTAATATTATAGTAAGAGGTTCAGCAATGTCGGCAGCTGCCTTACTATTGACTTGTGGTACTGGAGTTCGTGCTGCATCAAAGCACTCGAAGATTATGGTTCATCAATTATCTACATTTGTTGTAGGTAAGTTAAGTGATGTGAAATCAAATGCTAAGTTTAGTGAAGACTTGGAAAACGATTGCAATCAATTGATGGCAGACAACTCAAAAATGGACAAAGAGTATTGGGAAGGTATATCATCTTCAGACTACTTTATGTCTACTGATAAAGCATTAGAATTAGGTATTATAGATAAAATTATTTAATAAAAAGTTATGTTAGATTTCTTTACAGCAGAAGAACTCGTAGGAAACTACGAGAAGTTTCGTAAACTAATCAATCAAACCTTTGAAGGTGATAGATTAGAATCATTAAACAAAATGTACGACCATTTTGAAGAACGAATTTTGTATACACCTGCATCTTCGTTTGAACACTTCCATAATGCATTCCCAGGCGGATACATTGACCACGTGCTACGAGTTACTCGTAATGCAGTAAAGACTTATGAGTTCCAACAAGAGTTAGGTATTGATATGGGTGACCTTACACGGGAGAGTGTAATCTTCACTGCACTACACCACGACCTTGGTAAGTTAGGAACACCCGATGCTGATTACTACATTAAGAACGACTCACAATGGCACGTTAAGAACCAAGGTAAGATTTACAAACCAAATGCAGATATTCATTGGATGAATACCAATGATAGAACATTTTACTTACTAAACTACTTTGGTATAAAGTGTACCCAAGAGGAGTGGATTAGTATGAAGCTGACCGATGGGTTGTATGATGATAGCAATGGTGAGTATTTAAGAAAAACATTTGCTGACCAAAAACTAAAGACACCACTACCTCATATTATGCATCAAGCAGATTTAAATGCGTGTACATTCGAAACACAGAGATGGAAACAAGAGATGAATCCAGTGAAGTCAACTCGTACCACGACAACTGGTAGACCTAAGAAAGGTGATTTGGGTGAGGCATTTACTAATAGCACTACGGATACTAAAAGTGTATTCGATGCATTTAAAGATATTGTAGAGTAATGATTGTAACTATTATATTATTATCACTAACCACACTTACCCTTGGGTATACCACTTGGAATCTTCTTCGTAAGAATGAAGCACAAGAAGATGTGGTAGAGGAGCAGGAAACAACTCTTGCTGAAATCGCAAGTAGAATCGACTCATCAATGTCTCGTATGAAAGAGATTGATAGAATTGGGTCATTTGAAGCAGATGATGAGACTGGGGTTGTATTTAAACAAATGTACGAAATAATTTCACAACTAGAGGAATACTATGGGTCGCAAGAGGAGAAGTAAAAGGTATTTTACATCAATCACCGAGATTGCAATCAATGCATATAATAGATGTGATGACCAACGATTAAAGAATAAAATCTACAATCGTTTTATTCACTATCCATTTGATAAACTTGCTGAGAATGTGATTCACACATACAAAACTTACTACTTCGAAGTTCCATATGAAGATGTAAAGGCAAATGTAGTAGCATTCTTGAATGAGAAGATTCACAAGTTCAAGGGTGAGAATGGTAGAGCATTTTCATACTTTACAGTAATTGCAAGAAACTATTTGTTCAACGAGAATAATGCTAACTATGCACGAATGAAACTTCGTGATGGTATAGATGTGATTGATTCTAGTAGAGATATTATTAGTGAAGTGTATCTACAAAAACAAAAGGATGACTTGACTGAATTTATGGACTTTTATGTAAGGTATATCGACTATAACTTATTTGAATTATTCAATAAAGAACGTGATAGAAAGATTGCAGATTCTCTCAATGAATTATTTAGGACACGAGACAATCTTTACTCTTACAACAAAAAAGCACTTTATATACTTATTAGAGAGAGGACTGGTGTTCAAACTCAATACATTACAAAGGTAGTTGGTAAGATGAAAATAATTTATAGAGAATTGTATTTAGACTATGTAAAGGAAGGTTTATTGCCAATAACACATAGGATTGAGGAGTTGAATGGATAAGGATAGTAAACTATTTAAAGATAAGAGTTTTTCAGATATTATGTCTGATATATACTCGAATCAAAAAAAGAAAGATAGACAAATAAAGTTGTTGATTGCACAACTTGAACCTATGGTTAAGAATCTTAATGATGCTTCCGTAGTTGTCCCACTTATTAAAGAATACCTAGATATCTCAGTAAAGAATGATGATGCATTAATTAAACTTGCTGCTATTGTTCAGAGAATGATGAAGGATAGTAATAGTGGAGAGAGTGGTGGTATGCTATTGTCCGATGAAGAAAAGAGACAATTAATGGAAGCAATCGATGAGGTTGAAAAAGACCTACCCAAAGAAGATGGAGATGATGAATGAAATTAGGAACCGTAATTGGTGTATATTTAGATGATGACACCTATGAAAATTTCAATACAATCACAGTATCCGTAAAAGATAGGGGTACTAAAAATATATTAAGATGTACACCACTTGATACTAACACAAGGAAGATTCCAGTAATAGGTGAGCAGGTGTACATTGTGGTAGCAAATTCCGATGAAGCATCTAACTCATCTCAAGCAACTAAAAACTACTACACTAGTGTTGTTGGTATACAAAACAATGTAAACCATAATGCTTTACCTAAACTAACATTTGCAGAAGCAGGTTCTTCACCAAACTTCTCGCAAGTATCAAATGGTATACCTGCCGTAACGTCTGGTGACTCTAACCCAGATTTAGGAATTGGGTTTGAAGAAGTATCTAACGTATCCCAATTACAACCATACCTTGGTGATGTGATACAGGAAGGTAGGTTTGGTCAGTCTATTAGATTTGGATATACACCTGATGGTGTTCTACGAGACAGCAATCAAATCAAAGGTGCTGCCATAAAACCATCGTGGTCATCAAATGACCCTAAATCACCAATCACTATAATTAGAAATGGTGCAGGTGAATCCAATGGTTATAATAAATTTGTAATTGAAGATGTTAACGAAGATGACTCATCTATTTGGTTAGGTTCAAAACAAACTATAAGCCTAAAGTCATCAAACAAGTTTACTTTGGGAGTTACCCCACCAAGTAATTACAAAAGTCCTCAGATAGTATTAAATTCTGATAGGATTATTTTAAACTCAAAATCAGACTCAGTTTTGATTAGTGGTGGTAAGTCCGTAAATGTATCTACTCCAAATTGGAAGGCAGATATGGATACCATATTTACTCAGTTAGAAGCAATCACCGATGCGTTGATAAAATTAGCACCACAACTTACATCAGCAATCGGAGCAAGTGCAGTAGGACCTGTGCCAATCGCATCTCTTGCTTCAGCAGGACCACAACTTGCACAATCAGCTGCTGGAATCAAAACTCAGTTACAATTAATGAAACAATAATTATATACAAACATATTTATTATTATGGATACAAAGAAACTAATTAAAGCAATTCAACTCATTATTAAGGAAGAGGTAAAGAAAGAAGTGGCTAAAAAGGAAAAGGCACTTCGTAACTCTATTCTAAAAGAGTTGAAGGAATCACAACCACAAGTTGTTGAACGAGACCCGCTTGATGTAGAACATATCTTCGAAGCAAAACAAGAATCAAAGTCATTCACTAAGAACTCTATGTTGAATGATATGTTAAATGAAACTGCCCAAGGTGGTGAGTGGAGAAGTATCAACTCCAATGGAGTTGGCGGTGGTATGTTTAACTCATCTCAAGCACAAAGTTTTGGTAGTATGGTGAGTGGTCAACAACCACAAGTATTACAAACTGCTGAAGGTGGTCAAGTATCTACACAACAACTACAACAAACCGAAGCAGGTCAAGCGGTACTGAGTGCATTGACAAAAGACTATTCTGGTTTGATGAAACATATGAATGATAAAAAGGGTAAATAATGCCAATTCGTAAGGAGTATAGAAGAAATCCATTAGACCTAAAACCTAATAAAGCAATTGGGGTGCAACTACCATTGGGCGGTGACCCATTGTTTAAATTATCTTATACTACTGAAGAACAAGCAATATCTAATCTTAAAAATCTGATACTAACACGAAAAGGTGAAAGACCATTCCAACCCTTATTTGGTTCGGATGTATATTCACTACTATTCGAACAAATTTCAGAAACTCTAAACGATGATTTAGAAGCATCATTAAGAGATGATATAAAATTTTGGTTACCTTATATTATAGTAGATAATGTAAATGTAACTACATTAGAGGATAGTAATCGTGTCCAAATAGAATTAAGGGTTAGGGTTACTGAGAATGGTGCAAACACACAAATAACAATACTCGTTACTGAGCAAGGTAATGTTTCTATTGTCTGAGGATAGAAGATGGCAAATAAAGTAAAAAAAGATGTAAATTTAGTAGGAAGAGATTTCGGTGATATTCGTAAGAACCTGATTGACTTCACAAAAAATTATTTCCCAAATACCTATAATGACTTTAACGAGTCATCACCTGGTATGATGTTTATGGAGATGGCATCGTATGTGGGTGATGTATTATCATACTATACTGATGTTCAATTAAGAGAATCTATCCTTGAAGAAGCACAAGAAAAGTCTAATGTATTTACAATTGCACAATCATTTGGATATAAACCAAAACTATTCGTACCTGCTACAACTACACTAACAGTTTATCAATTAGTACCCGCACAAGGAAGTGGTGAAAACGTAAAACCAAACTTTGATTACGCACTCACCTTACAAGAGGGAATGATAGTTGGGTCATCGACAAACTCAGATGTTGAATTCACTACAATCAATAAAGTAAGATTTGGATTCTCTTCATCATTTGACCCAACCGAAGTATCAGTATATCAGATTGATGAAAACACAAATGAACCAGTATACTACCTTCTTAAAAAATATGTAAGAGCAGTTAGTGGTAAAGAAAAATCAGTAGAATACGAATTTGAATCCCCAACCCCATATGACAAGATTAAACTTAGTGATGAGGATGGTTTGATTGATGTAATCAAAATTATGGATGATGATGGTGACTCTTGGTCTAAAGTAGAATACTTAGCACAAGACACTATATTTGAAGAGTTACCAAACACTACTGACTACTCGTTAGCAATGTCTGCATATTCAAACGAGACACCATCTTTATTAAAACTAAAACGAGTTCCAAAAAGATATGTGACTCGTATCACAGATGATGGTGAAATAGATATTCAGTTTGGAGCAGGTGTATCACAAAATGCAGATGAAGAGATTCTACCAAATCCAGATAATGTTGGGTCTGCATTATATCCTGCAAGTGGTGACCTTGACCAAGGAATCGACCCTTCAAACTTTATGTATACAAAAACATATGGTGTTGCTCCCTCAAACACAACCCTTACAGTAACTTATAGAGTTGGGAATGGTGTTGTGGATAATGTACCATCATCTGACCTTACAAATATTGTAGAGCGTGTTATAGAAAACGACACATCTGCATTAGTAGGTGATGTTGTTAATGTTGTGGAAAACTCAATAGCAGTAACAAATGAAGTAGCAGCATCAGGGGGTGCTTTTGAAGAAGAAGTAGAAGAAGTTAGAAACAATGCTATATCTTACTTTAGAGCACAAAATAGAGCAGTAACTAAGGAAGATTATTTATTAAGAGCATATGCATTACCACCACAATTTGGTTCGGTTGCTAAAGCATACGTTGCCCCCGACTTCCAAATCAACACATTGTTGGATGATGGCCCAGACCCAATACCAAACCCATTGGCAATCAACTTCTATACATTAGGATATGATAAAGATAAGAAATTAACACAACTCAATCCTGCTACAAAGCAGAACTTGCAAAACTACATATCATATTATAGAGTTCTTACGGATGCAGTTAATATAAAAAATGCGTACATAGTTAATATCGGTATTGATTTTGAAATTATAACATTACCAAATTACAATTCAAATGAAGTGTTGTTGAGATGTATTGATGAATTGAAAAAATACTTCAACACCGATAATATGCAAATAGCAAAACCAATTGTACTTACTGATATTTATGTATTATTAGATAGTGTGGATGGTGTACAATCGGTGGTTAGACCTGATAGAGATGGTAATGGTGGTTTACAAATAACAAACAAATACGATGGTAACTACTCATCGAACATATATAACATTAACAATGCTACCAGAAATGGAATTATCTACCCACCTAAAGACCCAACTTGTTTTGAAGTGAAGTATCCAGATAGTGATATTCGTGGTAGAGTGGTATCATTATTTTAAGAGGTAAGAGATGATTTATAGAATATATCCAAGTAAAGATGCAACCCTATATGAGGACACACCTCGTAAATCACAAAACACGGGTAAGGATGAGATTCTTGAAATCGGTAAGTTCTACGATACCGATAATACTACTCTATTAGGTAATAGTAGAGCATTGTTGGAATTCGACCTTACCTCAATTTCACAATCGATAGTATCAAATGATATTACATCACCACAATATAGGTTGAGGTTAGAGAACATTGAGAGTAGAGAAATAGAATCGAATTACGACCTATATGTGTATCCATTATACGAGGGATTTACTGAAGGTATTGGGTCTGAAGCGGACACACCACACTCTACAAAACACGTTTCTTGGGTAAGTAGAAGTTTGTCAGATGTTTGGGATACTGTAAACTCAACTGTTGGTAAACCAATTGACCCATCATCGATTCCATCATTGGAAGCATATTATAACTTTACTGCAAATGTAGGTGGGTTCGAAATGATAGAACCTATCAAAGGTACTCAAGGTGAAGACCCATCCCTCGTGGTTAGTGGTGGTTTACTAATCCTTTCAGCATCTAATTATGGTGGTGCTACCGCAAACTTATCAGCATCTTTAGATGAGGGTCAAGTTTATACACTATCGTTCGAGGCAAATAAGTTAACACTATCGGGTATTGACTTTAGAGTTTACAAACCCGATGGTTCTTACTACGATGACTCGGAAGTGACTGGATACTTCGACACTATTGAGGGTGAGAATTCATATCTAATGTCATTTACAGGTTCTGCTGCAGTTGGTGGTAGTGATGTACACAAGGTACAATTTACATTCTTTGATAACAATGGTGCAGATGGTTCTGAGGGTTCGTTGGATAACTTCTACATTTATAGTGTAGTAGAGGAGTCGGTAGTAATCTTTGACCAATTCAATATCAATGGAACTTTACCATCAACATATGTAATCAACGATGAGATTCTAAATGATGAAAACTCATCACAAACAACCACGATTAAAGACTTTAAGTTAGTTATGTCGGGGTCTAACTTTGGCGGTGCAACTGTGAATAGAAAGGTATCACTACAAGAAGGTGCCTTCTATACTGCTAGTTTTAATATAGACCCTGGAACATTCCAAGATACCGATGGTGGTGGTAATGTATTAGGTATCGAATTTAATATCCAAGAACCCGATGGTAGATTATTAGACTCATCTAACTATTTACAAAGTTCTTATGTATCAAATTTCACATCATCACAAAATGTAACACTATACTTCGAAGCACAGCAAGATGGTAATCATAACATTCGTTGGACATTCTTTGGTAGTGGTAGTGGTGACTTTAGTGGTTCTATTGACAATGTAAAATTAGAATCAGATAACATCTCAACAGGTTCAGCATACACCGACTTTAAATATGACGCTCATTGGATTACCAATGTAGGTGGTGGTACTTGGTACTCATCATCATTTAGCAGTGGCAATGCATACTATCAATCATTCACAAAATACACGGATGACCTTGATGTGGAAGTTACTGATTATGTAAATGAGTGGTTAGATGGAACAAGAACAAACAATGGTTTTATAGTTAAGAAATCTAAGACTGATGAACAATCAACGACTAAGTTTGGTTCAATCAAGTTCTTCTCTTCAGACACAAATACAATCTACCCACCAGTACTTGAAGTTCGTTGGGATGATACGACATTTGTAACTGGCTCACTCGAAGCACTTGATACTGATGATATGATTGTATATGTAAAGAATCTTGGAACTGAATACAAAGAATCATCTAAAGGTAAGATTAGAATATTTGGTAGAGAGAGATTCCCTGCAAGAACATTCTCATCGACATCAAATTATAAATTGGTAAAATACTTACCAACTACCTCGTATTATTCGGTAGTTGATGCTGAAACGGAGCAAGTAATTATTCCGTTCGATACTAATTATACTAAGGTGGGTTGTGATTCCGAAGGTAACTATTTTAACTTTTGGTTCAATGGGTTACAACCAGAGAGATTCTATAAGTTTGTATTTAGAGTTGACCAAAACGGAACAACTAAATACTTTGATGATAACTTCTACTTTAAGGTGGTTAGATAATGAACAAGCGAGATGTAAAAAGAAATAGTAGAGGTCAAATAATCTCATACGAGATTTTTGGAACAAATGACTCTACTATAGACTCTGAACAATATGGTGATGTTGAATTAGTAAATGATGAAAACGGACCAACATTTGCTATAAAATATCGTGCCAACACACCACTTGGTGAGTTAGGGTACAATGACTTAGTAGATAATACACTTTCAGATGAATTAGTTCCAGGTCGTTTTGGATTTGAGCAACCACCTGTGAATCTAATTATGGGTGAGATTATAGGTGAGGACATTGTAGATTTCAACAAAGGCATCTTTATATATGATAGTTCTAATAAAACTCGTGGTACTAAGGGGTCATCTAGTACAACTGCCCCACCACCAAGAACTACCCCACCACCAAGTTTGAACCCACTACCCGATTTCTTTTTTTAGAATAGCATAAGGTATATTATGTCATTAGATAGATTTTCAAATAAAGACCAAGTAAAAAGTAATACACCTGTCTATGGAAAGACATTGGATGTAAACCCATATTCTACTAATGCACCCTTACTTTCGGGTGATATAGATGGTAGATTAGCAAGTGGTGTTCAATTTAGTCCAAACTTTGAGAAGCACATATATGCAGCTGATTCATTATTGTATTCATCACAAAATGGAACAATACCATCTAAGGATAGTACTCCTATTGGGTTTAATAGGTATATGGCCATATCCCTTACACCTGAAAAAGATTTAAGAGATGTGGGTATACTTCAAGGTAATTACTCAATAGTATATAACTTTCTGCACAACATCAACAAGAGAATAAAGATAGTAAACATATCGGGGGATAGAACTGAGTTGGAGTTGGTTGGAACACCTAATGTGTTTAGTGATTTAAGACAACTAATAGAAAGAAACCACTCGACTACATTTGCCTCACACATCCGAGATTTTGTTTTAAACTTTGGAGAAAACAATTTAGTTGATGTTACAAATATTGAATTAGGTGGTGTTCGGGTTGGTAACGTAGATTCCACTTTACCATACCCTACTGCTACTTTTAATGGAATACCAACCGTATTTATCCCTGCTGATTCCAATCTCCAAAATTTCGATGGACTCAATCCCGCGTGGACTCCGATGATTGAAGTATACAATCCTGCTATTAATCAATCACAAGACTCAAAGGGTGCTTTGACTGGTCGTAGTCGTTGGTTCGCAGTCAAGAGAAACTTTGATATGTCACTTGGATGGGAATTCGGTCAAAAGATAGGAACTAATTATCAATGGGTCCACGATTTAAAGTATACTCCAAATACTAAAGGATTAAAACATCAGGTAAATACTAATCAATTATCAATTGAATATAGGTACTTTGACAAAACTATAACGAACTATAATAGAATTTATGTTAAGTTAGCAAAACCATTGGATGACGGTATAGTTGTAAACAACATTGTAGATTTAGATGCTCGTATCAAAGAGTCTTGGGTAGAGAAGATTATAGCATTCCCAAGTATTCAAAATGAGAAACGACCTGACTTTTCAGAACCCGATTTCAATATTGACCTTTCTGATAGAAAAGGTTCTAATGGAACTGAATTTGAAACTTGGACCTCATTATTAGATGTAGATGCAACGACATCACAACAACTTGTAAATAAGTATTTTAGTGGGTCTTTGGGTGATGTTAAACTAAACATAGATTATTCTGACTTTAAAAACTTTATACACTTTTCATCAGCAACCGAGCGGGTTGATAACTTTAGATATAAACTACAACAAATTGAAAAGTTTAACGATAGAATAGATTTATTAGAGTCGGTAAGTGGTTCTGATGCACTAACAAACATATCACAATCAATTGTTCGTAGGGATAGGGTTATTGGTGGATTTGATGAATTTGAAGAGTATCTATACTACAAAACTGATTCAAATATATATACACATTGGTCTTCATCTGATTTTACTATTGAACCATACCCTAAAGTATCAACATTTCCACACGTTTTAAGAGATACTGATTCGACTGAAGGTGTGAATTGGTATAATGGTGTTTATGCATCTGCATCTCTATACGATGAGTTCAACGATGCAAGACTTCGTAATATGATTCCAATTCACCTACAAGAGGATGAGAGAAACGAGGAATATACTACGTTTGTAGATATGATAGGCCAACACTTTGATATCCAATGGACCTATATAAAATCACTTACAAATATAAACGAGAGAGAAGAACATCCACAAGATGGTATGTCAAACGACCTATTAGCATCGGTTGCAGAATCTTTAGGTTGGAAATTATCAAATGGGTATTCAGATGTAAACCTATGGAAATATGCTCTAGGTGTTGAGTCAGATGGTACTTTATACCAATCTGGGTCTTTACAATCAAAACCAAGAGATTTAATAGTAAAAGAAACTTGGAGAAGGATTGTAAACACAATTCCTATGTTGTATAAGTCCAAAGGGTCTGCTAGGTCTATAAAAGCACTTTTAGCATCGTATGGTATTCCACAATCATTTTTACAAATTAGAGAATTTGGTGGACCTGCTATACCTTCAAGAAAAAATGTATTTGAGAGAGAGCGATTCGTAAATAAACTACAATTATCTCCATCAAAATATATCTCGAATCCTTGGGATACTATTCAATCAGATAGACCAAATTCAATCGAGGTTATTGGTAAGTTCCCAAAACAAAACTATCATATTCTTAGACTAAGTGACACATCTGATAATGTTGATTTATTTTGGGATTACGACAACGAAACTGCTAGAATTAGATTAAGGGTAAATTCTACTGATATTATATCATCTTCATATGTTCCCTACAAAGAACGCAGAGAAGTAGCAGTCGTACTTACATCTGGTAGTATAGACATTAATGCTGCTTGGGTTGATGATTGGGGTGAGTTACTTGCTAACCCAAGTGCGACCCTAAGTGGTACTAACTCTACATTTAATTCGGTTTGGACTTCGACTGGAACTGTACAAGTTCCTGGACCAACAACCGACTTGAATGTAAACTCATATGAAACTGCAAGTATTCAAGAGGTAAGGTATTTTAGAGATAGTATATCGAATGAGATTGTAACTGAACATGCTAAGAATAGAGAAGCATATTTTAGTGATGATAATACTACTGATTTGGATATTGATACTTCATACGACAAATTGATGTATCGAATATTCCCAGATAGTGCATTCGGCACAAACACATCATCTATCGATTCATTACACCCTAACCAAAACTTTACTCAAAGTGATAGTGGATTAATATTATCTGCATCATTAATAAACCTAGAACCTGCTGATTTAGTAGGTGAGGTGGATACACAATTTGTAACCATTCCATCTATGGGTGCTTTAAATCTAATGAACAATAAAGTTCGTATAGAATCTGCATCATTGAAGGCAGGACTAAGTCCCGATAAATCAAATGAGTTATCAGAATTTGATTATGCACCAAATGATTCTAATTTGCTAGGTACATACTTCTCAACAACTGATACTGTAAATTATGATATCTACAATTCAGAGGGCTATTTTGAAATTGATGATTGGGTAGGTGACCCCGATAAACGATATAATGATTCATACCCTCTACTTAACTATAGAGCAAAGAATTACTTCCAAAAATACACAAGTGGAACTGCAATTGATTTGATTATGGATATGTTAGCACGATATGATATGTCGGTGTTTGACCAAATCAAACAACTTCTACCTGCTCGTGTAGATTGGCACAAGGGTATCCTAATTGAACCACATATCTTTGAGAGAAACAAATACCAAAGAAATCGTGATATAACAATATCAAGACATCACTATGAAGGTAACATCCCTAACGTAAGTGGTATTATTACTGCAAGTAGAAATGATTACGATATTGCTGAGATTGACCTATATGATTATAGAGCTGCAGAGTACAAATATCAAACACCTACATTATCATCAAGTGTTGATATATCATACCCAATAACAACTCAAGTAACTGCTTCTGCTACATTACCAACTGATTTTGGTAGTGGGTCTATTTTAAGATACAATTCACCAAGTGTGGCAGGTGGTCCGCTTAATTATGATGTTACAACTAAAATAGATGGAACTCACTTTACCATAGATTCTAATATCTATGCAAGTGCATCATCGGCAACGATAGCATATAGTTCATCTACTTCAACAAGTGGTATTAATGTAAAAGCATTTGCAATCTCATCATCTACACTTAATACACCAGTCACTGCATCATTTGTAAATTCTAAAACTATAACTAATGGAGATACCACACTATATTTAAGTGGGTCTTCTGTTGCAGATTTTCAACAATTTATAGATTCCCAAAACACATTGAATTTAACTATAGCAAGTTCAACAAATCTTACTGGGTTTAGAGATAATGCAGTTCAATTAACTACACTTACGTTTCAGTCTAATGTAGTTGAACCAGGGTCTGGGGTAGACCAAATTCAAATTGACTTAAATGGTGTAGACTTGGGAAATGGTCCATTTAATATGAGGGTCACTGCTCCTAATGAAGCAGTAGGTGATGCTCAATTTTATTTAAGTCATATGAGTTCTAGTACTCAAAATCATCAAGTTGCAGATAACATTGTAACTGCATCAAACTCATCATTTGGTACTAATATAAAATCTAGTAACAACCCATCAATTACATTTAACGATGGTAGTGGTAACAAAAATTACCCAATACTTAGCAGATTATCCAATACACACGTTGTTATAGATACATCTTCTTATGCTCCAAATACAAGTGGGTCCTTTGTTACATCAACATTACTTGTATCATCTTCGAATACACAAGCAATTACCATTGATGCATATACTGGAGTATATGGTCCTACTGGTAGTTTAGGTAGTGTTACAAATACAACTTATGTAAATAGAAGTAATGGGTATTGGGATTATTCTCCTACTGGGTCTACTGTACTAAATCATAAAAAGTCTAAGATATACAAAGTACCAAAGTATTTTTACTCATCAGATTATTCGGCAAGTGTAAACTTACCAAGTTCAACATCTATGGAGTATGCCGAAGTACAAGACACTAGACTACCACTCGCGATAGAAAATTTATATTACAATGGTTGTAGAATAACAAGTGACTCATTAACTACAGATTCACCAGATACACCCGATGGTGGTCCAGTTGTAGAAATAACAAATGCAGACCCTAACATATTGGTATTTAGTGGTCAATCCGAAAACGATGATAGCATATCACTATCGGATGGTAATGATAGAAAAGTAAAGACAATTCCTAGTAATGTGTTATTATCAACAAAGAAAAATAACAACAAATCTAAGAATAGAAGTAAATTGCTTGATAAAGTATTTGAAACGGAGTCAATTAGACCTCTTCCATTTGTGTTCAAGGAGACTAAACCAAAGTTAAACTTGAGACCAAATTCAAACTCGTTATTTAGTAAAATATTAAAGAGATTTAGATTTTAACTTAAAAAGTTATAAAACCATATTTATATACATAAAAGGGAAATATTATGGGATTTTTAGATAATTCATCAGTAACGGTAGATGCAATCCTTACCAAGAAGGGTAGAGAGTTGTTAGCACAAGGCCGTGATAAGTTTCAAATCACTCAATTTGCATTAGCAGATGATGAGGTAGATTATGAACTATGGAATCCAGCACACTCGTTGGGTTCTGATTATTATGGTATTATAATCGAGAATATGCCAGTGATTGAAGCAATTACTGATGAGTCATATGCGATGAAGTATAAGTTATTGACTTTACCAAAAGACACTGCTTTCTTACCAACAATTACAGCAACACCAACATCAGTAACAATTGATGAGGGTAGGACAACCCCTGCTACTATTACAGTTAGCACGGCAAACTTCCCAAATGCAAACCAAAACTTAGGTTTTACTGGCATCTTATTAAATTCTGATGCAGGAACAATCTCAGGAATTGGAAGTGTACCTGGTGTTACTAACCCTATTATAAATCTATCTTCGTTCAACACTAATCAAACAATTAGTGCAGTAGGTAAGAATGGATTTACGTTTACACCAACCACTTTTATTTCAGATAGAGCAGCACTAACAACTAGGTTGATTATTATTGCAAATGAAACTGGTGGTAGAGTCGAAGTAGATATTACTGTAAATCCAGTCAATGATGCTCCTACTCAAAATAGACAAACAGCATTAGCATAACAAAGGAATAGTATTATGGCAAACGGACCAAGTGGAGAAAGAGGTGATGGAAGAACATCACCAACTTCAAATGTAAATTTTAATCAGGCGTTTGGTACGACTGTAGGTGCAGGTACAGGCAATTCGGCCGTAGGTGCAGTTAGTGCATTTAATAGACCTACTATGACTATAGAGGCTGCCTTAGAAGAAGACATTCAACAAAATCAAACACCAGTAATTCCCGCAGGTGCATTTGATTATGGTAGTGGTAAAGTATATACTGCTTTTACAATAGAAGATGTTGTAGAAGGTAATAGTGATAGAGTAACTCGTGGATTATGGAGTGGTAATGTTGGTGAACTAACTACGTTCTGGACATCTTCATACCAATCAGATACTCAGAAACAATATTACTACGAAATATATAATGGTGACCCAACTGATAGTGAATACGAAGCACAATTCTCTATAGCATATGGTCATTATGCAGGTAGTGGTTCATCTAGTGATGGGTCTAATGAAGATTCACCTACAAACGCAATTTACTCACAGTTCCAACAAGTACTTCTCCCTGCGTCTCAAACTACATTCAATTTCAACAATGTATCTCAGGATGATGTCTACTTTATATCAATCAATAGAGCAAGACTTAGAGATAAGTTAGACCCAGGAAATTGGGAATTAGTTCTTTCGGGTTCTAATGGTGAAACCCTTAGATTAATTGATGATAGCGGAGATGCTAACCAATTAGGTAACTCTAATAAAAATGTATACAATATTGTATCGGGTTCTATCGTAGATGGTATAGAAGATACAGCTGAAATTTATGGTGCAGTTTATCCACAATTCGGTGTAATAGCATTAAGTGCTGCTTCATTAGATGCATCGGCATCTTTAAGTACAAATAGAGCAAGTAATACTGATGCTCAAAACCACGGAAAGTTGTTTACTGCAATTAGTGGTGCAGCAGTTGAGAATAATGCGAATGGATTCCAAGCAAGAAGTGAAGAAGAAGTGAAATCAACATTCTTCTTTGTAAGAGCAAAAAATGCTGAATACAACTTTTCAAACAACCCATCTTATGTAACAGGTTCATTGGGTAAACTTAGACAACAAACTTTTGTTGGTAACCCAAAAACATACATCACTTCAGTAGGATTGTATAACAACGACAATGAACTTTTAGCAATTGCTAAACTATCTAAACCTTTACTAAAATCATATTCAAACGAGATATTGATTAAGGTAAAACTAGATTTTTAAAAGATGATTTGTAATGGGAATGGTATTCAAACGAATCTTTAATGAGGGTGTTCAAGAAAGACCCTTTACTGCACATAAACGATATGAAGTTACAAATGTTAACCACTCATCATCGTTCGAGATATCAGTCCTAAGAGGTATATCAGACAACAATACACTAACCGAAGTATCTACATCGGTTTCGGGTGATATTGGTCTAGCAACCTTTCTTACATCTTCTGGTGGTGTTACTAATGAATTAAATAGTATTCCTCAGGAAATCAATTGGCATTCTATAAACTCTACGTTTTTTAAGAGAAGGAATGATATACGATTATACGATACTGCTTCGATAGTTTCTATACCACAAAATAAATTTGGTGATAGGGTAAAAAACAAATCTATAACAATAACCGATAATTCCGATTATCCAAATCCATCAATCACCTTATTAGACCAAAAGGTAGATGGTGAGTATGGTCTTATTGTTGCAAACGAGTTAACATCATCAACCTATGTAAATAGTGGTAAGTTAGTTTTAGATTTAAAACTCGATGGTGTTTTTAAAGATTATTCGGGTAGGGAAAATTCATTAGTAAATGATTCATATACATTTGCTGATTCCGAATCAACCATAGGTAAGATGGTATCACTTACCGACCAAACTCAAAGTATACGAGTAAAAAACAAAAATCATTTTAATACATTTAACAAAAATGATAATTGGGCAGTATCTTTCTTTGCAAAGATACCACCATCACAATCTATTGCCGGCCGTAGAGTTTTTAATTTGATTCAAAAAAGAAACTCAGAAACCTATATAGATGATTCGGGTACTGAGCAGGTTCGTTCAAATAGTGTGGGACAATATCCATTTGATATATCCTTTTATTCAGAAGAACACCCAACACGAGAAGGTCAGATACTTGTGAGAGCATCTGATGGGAAATCTACCTTAAATATATCATCTTCTAACTCGTATAACGATGGTCAGGTACATCACTATGTATTAAACAAAAGTGGGTCCGAACTTGAACTATATGTAGATGCTACAAAAGAAGTTTCATCATCATACTCATTTAGAGGTTCGGTGAATAACAATAGAGATATACTTTTAGGTAGTCGTAATGTTGAGAATACTGAAGCAAACTTTAGTGGGTCTCTATCACAAGTAAAACTATTTAATACTAGTTTATCCACAAACGAGATTTCATCATTAGCAGATACTTCTGATAGTTCATCTGCAATTCAACGTAAAGAAGTGGGTTATGTTTTTTATAATCAAGGAATGATTATTATTACCGACCCACGACCTAGATATCAAAATATATTTTTAGGAAATGGTGATTGGGATTATACTGATAGGGATTATGAACTAAAGTATAGAGCAACTAAAAATATACAAGAAATATCAGTTTTGTGTGAATTGAATAGAAACGAATTTAATGTGTCACAAAATGCATCATTAAGAATTGACTCTACCGATACAGATACCCGATTGAAATCTATGGTAACTGGTTCTGATTTTAGACCATACATTACACAAATCGGATTGTATAATGATGAAGGTCAGTTATTAGCGTTGGGTAAGTTAGCATCACCTCTCAAAAAAAGAAGAGATGTCGATGTAACTATTGATGTTAGATTTGATATAGATTAAAAGTTATGGCAAAGGGAAATTGGAGTCACATCCAAAAACAAAAAGGTCACAAAAGTGGTCTTGAAACTCGTATTGATGAACAATTAAAATCTCAAGGGATTGATGGTGAATACGAACAACACGAGGTAAAGTATACTATACCTGCATCACATCATACATACAAACCAGACTTCAAATTACCAAATGGTATTTATATAGAATCAAAGGGTTGGTTCTTACCAGATGATAGAAAGAAACACTTACTCATCAAGGAACAAAATCCTGATATGGATTTACGATTTGTTTTACAATCACCCAATGGTAAAATCTACAAAGGTTCGAAGACCACTTATGCACAATGGTGTGAGAAGAATGGGTTCAAATGGGCAAAAAAAGAAATACCACAAGAGTGGATTGATGAAAACCCAAAGCAGGATTTTTTTGATTTCTCAAAATAATTTTGTATATTAGTAGTTATGGAAGATAGACTACTTGAACTTTTAGAGTCCGTTCTTGGTAAATCCAAGAAAACCAGTGGGGATAATTATGCGTTCTATTCTCCATTCGTTGACCATTACAAACCAAAGTTAGAGATTAATATACGAATTAATTCTAAAGGAAACAACCCTTGGCATTGTTGGATTTCGGATGAGAAGGGTAGAACCATCAAAACTCTATTCAAGAAACTTCGTGTATCCAAATCAACTTGGGATGAGTATAATGCAATCTTTAGTAAGGTCAACCGATACAGAAGTGAGTATGACACTACTGATGTTGTAGAGCAAGTTGAACTTCCAAAAGAATTCATTCCATTATACAAACCATCTAACTCTTACAAGAGAAAACACGCACTTAATTATCTATTGGGTAGAGGACTCAGACCAGAGGACATTGTAAAGTATAACATTGGGTATTGTGATGAGGGTGAGTATCGAGATAAAATCATTATACCATCGTATGATGAACGAGGTAAACTAAACTTCTTTGTAGGTAGGTCATTCTACCAAACACAATATAAACATAAAAATCCAAAGGTATCCAAAGACATTGTAGGGTTCGACCTACTCATAAATTGGGACACTCCATTGGTTCTTTGTGAGGGTGCATTTGATGCAATCGCAATTCGTAGGAATGTCATTCCATTATTCGGAAAATCAATACAATCTGAATTAGAGAAGAAAATAATTGGAAATTCCGTAAAAAAATTGTATATTGTATTAGATTCGGATGCTCTAAAGAATGCTTTAGGGCTAGCGAAGAAGTTTATGTCGTATGGGATTGAGACTCATCTTGTTGATTTAGGTGAAGAAGACCCATCTGATATGGGATATGATAATATTAACAAACTAATATATAATACTCCAGCATTAGACTTACGAAAGTTAATGGAGTATAAATTATTTAGAGTATGAAACGACTCAAGAAGATTAAAGTAGACATTGAAAAGGTAGACAAAATCTATCATATAGCAGATGTCCACATCAGAAACTTAAAAAGACACAAAGAATATCGTGATGTCTTTTCCCAACTTTATGGTCATATATTAACCACAATGGGGGAAAATGACATCATTGTAATTGCAGGTGATATCGTTCACGCTAAAACCGATATGTCACCCGAAGTAGTGGATTTGACCCAAGAGTTCTTTACTCGTTTGGCAGACTTACTACCAACGATTGTGATTCCTGGTAACCACGATGCTAACTTGAACAACACCTCACGATTGGATGCATTGACTCCAATTATCAACGCACTCAAACACCCAAACCTATTCTACCTAAAAGAGACAGGTGGTTGGTCGTTGGGTAATGTTACGTTTGTTCACCAATCGGTATGGGATAACTCACCAGGTTTCCCACCTGCAAGTGACTACAAAGGTGATGTAAAGATTGGTGTATTCCACGGACCAGTTGACAAGATTGAGACTGAACACGGATTTGCCATCGAGAACAAGAACATAAATGTAGGAAACTTTGATGGGTATGATATGGTTCTACTTGGTGACATCCACAAACCAAACAACACAGTTCAAGGTGTGGATACTATCAAGTATCCTGGGTCACTAATCGTTCAGAATCACGGAGAAGCAAAGTATCCAGACCACGGAATGTTGGTGTGGGATGTGGAAACTCGTAAAAACGAATTCGTTAAAATCCATAACGATTACGGATATGTAACGATAGATATAGAAGAGGGTAAGATTGTATCAAGTATGCCAATCCCTCAAAAACCACGAATGAGAGTTCGTGTAAAAGACACTAAGGCATCTGAGTTAAACAAGATTGTTGCTGACCTAAAGAAAGGTCGTAAGGTTCAAGAACTCACAATCCAAAAGGTTATCACTCGTAAGGATGGTGGTGAACACGAGAAGATAGTTCTTCAGAATGTTCGTGATACTGCCTTCCAAAACAAACTGATTGAGGACTTCTTGAATGACATCGAACATCTCACCGAAGAGCAACTTGAAGTTGTTAAAAGCATTAACAATGATATCAACTCAAAACTTGGAAGTCAGAGAACAATTGTCAACTCGACTTGGATACCAAAGGTGTTTGAATTCTCAAATATGTTCTCGTATGGTCCTAACAATGTCGTAGACTTTAGTCAGATGAAAGGAGCATATGGTATCTTTGCTCCAAACGCAAGTGGTAAATCTACTCTATGGGATGCTTTATCATTTTGTATCTTTGACAAATGTTCGAGAACCTCAAAGGCAGATGATGTGATGAATTATTCAAAGATGAATTTTGATTGTTCATTTACATTTGAATTAAATGGTATAGATTATACCATTGAGAGAAAAGCAAAGAAGTCACCAAAGAGAGGAACTGTAAAAGTGGATGTAGACTTCTATCGTATGGTAGATGGTCAAAGGGAATCCCTAAATGGTGAACAACGAAGAGAAACTAACGCAATCATTAGAGAATATGTCGGAACTTATGATGACTTCATCCTCACGGCAATGTCAACCCAATCAAACAATAGTGGGTTTATCGAGAAATCTCAGAAGGAACGAAAAGAACTCCTTGCACAATTCCTCGATATGGATGTCTTCGAAAGTCTATACCAAATTGCAAGTGAAGAGATTAAGGAACTATCTGCTCTTCTAAAGGATTACAAGAACCAAGACTTCCCAACCCAACTTGCAGAGGCACAAGATAGCCTTACATCTATCACAGGGTCATTGACTGATTTACAAGATAGAAAGACTGAGTTGGAAACAAAGAGAGACAATACCAATACCAAGATTGAGTTTGAGATGGGTAGATTAAAACCCGTAGAAGATTTGGGTGATATATCTGATTTAGAAGATAGATTAGAAAAGAAAGAAGACCATATTAAAAAACAAAAAATTTCTTGTGATGCAAATCTAACCCAAATCAAAAAGGTAAAAACTGAAATCAAGGATATTGAAACTAAGTTGGATAGGTTCAATTCAGATGAATTATATGAAAGTCAGAAGAAATATAACTTACTCGATAAAAAATTCAATCAACTTGGTATTGAGTTGGATAAGATTGAAACTGAAATGGTTCACACAAAGAAGCACTTGGATGGTATTGGGTCTCTTACATTTGACCCTAATTGTAGTCATTGTGTTGAAAATCAAAATACTCCGTTTGCTAAACAAGCAGACACACTTGAGAAAGAATTAAAATTCTTGAGTGAAAAATACTCGAAGATTGTATCAGAACGATTATCAGTTATGGATGAAAGAAACAAGTCCGATGTAAGTTCTAAGATATTAGAGTATGAGGAATTGCTATTAGACTCTAAAGAGGCATATCAAGAAGTTAGAGAGTGTGAGTCAAATTATGATGGGTGTGTTTTACTTGTGAAAAAGATGAACCTTGAATTGGATTCTTTGAAAAGTAAAATAGAAAAAGCAAAGAAGCAAGAAGAGGCAGTGAGTCATAATGAAGAAGTTCAAGAAAAGATAAAATCTTTTAAAGTCACACGAGACCAACTCAGAGAAGATATTAGTGATTTGACAAACGACATTATGAACGTGAACTCTGATATCAAACTTGCTGAGAACACCATTGAGAGTGTTAATCGTGCTATTGACAAACTTCGTGATATGGAGATTAAGTTTGATGGATATGAATACTATCTTAAATGTGTAAAGAGAGATGGTATTCCATACAACCTTATATCAGATGTCTTACCTAAGTTGGAAGTTGAGATTAACAACATTCTATCACCACTCGTTGATTTCCAAATTATGTTGAATACTGATGGTAAGAACATCAACTCATACATTGCATATGGTACTGAAGAATATTGGCCATTGGAACTAACAAGTGGTATGGAGAAGTTTATCTCATCCATTGCAATTAGAACTGCTTTGATTAACGTATCCAATCTACCAAGACCAAACTTCATTGCTATTGATGAAGGGTTCGGTTCATTAGACACGGATAACTTTAATTCTTTATATTTATTATTTGATTACTTAAAGACACAATTTGACTTTATCGTAACGATATCACACATCGACAAAACCAGAGATATGGTTGACCAAATAATTGATATCAATAAAGTTCGTGGGTTCTCTAAAGTATCATATTTATAAAAAAGTGATGGAGTCCATTAATGGGATTGGAATTAAAGAAAAGGTCGAAGCAATTTTTAAGAGATAAGGAAGTTGATATAGAACTTCCCGAAGGTGGTGCTGAAAGAGTATTCGGTCTATTTGATATACCCTCTTACTTCGGCGAAGGTAAAAACTTCTTTAGAATAAAACCTAGGGTAAATGCAATCCAAAAAGGTTCTAATATAGAAATAGAAATATTAGATGCAAATGGAAACCCAATCTATTGGGAAATCCCAACTTTTAAATCATTAGATAAATCCAGAGTAATATCAGTATGGGTTTATGACAATCCAAATAGAAAATACAATACACCCGATGGTCCTTGTGAGATAATTATCGTAAGTAGAAATGTTCGTGGTCAAACAATGAGAGCACGTAAACGTGTAAATATTGTAAAGTCTAGAACTTCTGAATCTGAAATCTTATTTAAACCAAATGATAAACCAAATTTACAATTATCATCATCGGTTGAGACTTTTAGAGATAAATCACAATCGGGTCTACAATTAACTAAGACCACACAGGCAAATCAAGTAAAGTATATCAAATCTAATTTTGGTGATACTATATCTTACGAGGCAACTAATTTAAGAACAATCGTAAGTGCTTCTTTTCAAGTTTTCTCACCAAGTGATGGTGATAGTGATTTTAATTATGTAAATCTAGACACCAATGCATATTCTATACCCTTCTTTGAGTCAAGTGTAGACCAATTGTTCGTATATAACACGAGTGGTGATACTATATTTTTAGAAAATGGTTCTTCAGAAGTATCATATGCATTAGTTGATAATATCGACTTACAAAGTCAAGAAATAGTTTTTGATAATGATTACGAGTTTAATGGTACTTCTGAAAATCAAGCCACTTGGGACTTGCAATTTATATCTAATACCTCATCACTTGAAACAAACTTTGAATCAGGAAGTGGTGTTGGATTTAATCAAGAAATGGTTAGTGGTTCTATTGAGTTAGACTTTTCATCTACAACATTATTTCCAAGACTAACAGGACAATCACAACCTACATCAGTAACACATAGTATTACTAAAGTAGTATCATCAAATATTATAAGAGTAGAGAATCCAATTACTCAATCTGATAATAGAGACTCGGATTCAATACACACCTATGAATATTCTGATGGCTCGGTGACTGGTACGATTAGATACATACAAAGTGGTTCTGATGTAGTTACACAAAACCAAGTGGCAATTGCAAATATTACATTAACAAATGTAAATCCAATCGCAGGCAGAGTAGCATCTATAAACACTTTAATAAAATCACAAGGATTAGCATCTTCTGATTTTGAATTGATTGCAAATACACAAGTATCAAATGATACTACTATAGAATATAAAGTACCAATACCAACTGAGCAATTAAAAGACCCTAAGACTCTAAAAATACAATTCGTAAATTCAGCAGGTGATGTCTCAACTACTGAACTTATTGTAGAGAACATTATATTTGAAGGTGGTAATGCTTACATAGCAGGTGACCAAGGTTTGATAACAGGGTCATTCCACATTGGTAACTCCGTTGGAACTGGTATAGAAATGTCAGGTGAGTCAAGTGGGTATATCAAGTCAATTGGTTATAAAGGATTTACTTCAGCATCCGAAGGAAGTGGTCCAGGTGGATTTCTTATTTGGAGTGGTAGTGATAACCTAACCATTGGTGTAGATGATTACCCAGGTGTTGGAATGGAAATGATTTCCGAAGGTGGTTCATCTAGTTTCTTCTTTACTACTCACGATGGTGGTAACTTAAAAGTAATTACTGATGAGTTTTTTATAGGTAATGAAGATACACAATTTATTAGTGGGTCGGGTGGTAATATAGAAATTAGTTCATCGTTCTTTCACCTCAATCCAAAAGATGATGAAGCAATTATTGGTGGGTTTGTTATTACACCCACTGCCATATCATCATCTAATGATTCTCTAATACTAAAAGCAAATGGTCAAATAACTGGGTCATCTGTCAGATTGGTCGTAGAGGTAGATGGTGATGACTATGAGGTTTTAGATACAACCAAGGGTATTATTGATGCTAAGAATGTTGGTAGGTCTCTATATTTTAGCACAGATGAAGTAACAGTTAGTAAGACTGGGACTAGTTCGGGTGCTACATATGCAACACCAATATATGTAACTTGGCAGGGTCTTAAATATGAAACACAGGTCAACGTATCATTCCAAGGTATGATTCATAAAAGTGGAACTCATAGAGCTATCGGTGGTATTAAGGCTACTCTTGAAACTGCATCAAGTGGGTCTGAAAATAACGGCGACTCTTACTACGACAATTGGTCTACTTTGAGAACTATAACTAACATCGGAGTAATCGGTTCAATGGGGGTATCATCTGCATACACAGGGTCTGCTTCAAACGTGGGTTCAGACTCATATACATTTTACATAGATGATTACCAAGATGGACTTACCACATATAACCACGCAGAATATCAAACACAAATTTTTAGATTAAAATTAGAACCATTTGTAAATGTAGCATTTACTGGGACTGGTACTTCAAATGTATTTGTAAAAAATATATCACTATGGACATCTCGTGGTCTTGCAAGTACATTTGACCTCGCGACACAAGTACCAGCTGGTGGAGGTGGTGGAATAGTATAACCTTAAACATATAATTTAGGATACTTATTATTATGGGAAAACTAATAAACGAATGGGTAAAGGAGTCACTCCTTACCGAAGACATTAAGAAAACAGTCGTAACTTATGTAGGAAGGTTTCACCCATTCCACGAAGGTCATAACGCAGTCTACCAACACTTGGTAAAAAAGTTTGGTAAAGACAATGTGTATATCGGTACATCTGATAAAGTAGAATTACCAAAGTCACCATTCCGTTTCAAGGAAAAAGTTGAGATTATGACTACGATGTTTGGTATCCCAAAAAATAAAATATACCAAGTAAAGAATCCATACGCACCAAAAGAAATCCTACAATCATTCTCAGAAGAAACTACTGCATTCGTAACCGTAGTTGGTAAGAAAGACGCAGGTCGATTAAGAATGGGTGATGGTAGATACTTTAGTAAATACGAAAAAGGTAAAGTAGATAAAGGTTTTGCTGATAAAGGGTATGTGTATATCGTACCACCACAAGGTAAAGGTATTTCGGGAACTCAAGTAAGAGCAGGTATGTCTGAACCCGATGAACAAAAACGAATGAAGTTTTTCAAATCAGTATATCCAAAGTTCAACCAAAAGATTTTTGATTTAGTATCTTCTAAGATTTTAAGGTCTGAAGAAGTGATGGAGTCGTTCTTACAATCAATCAACATCAACTCAATCCTAAGTGAGAATGCTACTTCTACTGGTATTGGTGGTAATGCACAAGGTGTGGATGATGGTCCAGGTGCATTCTATGGTGATATGAAAACATTCAAGTCCGAGATGGATGATGTTATTGGTAAGTTGGGTTGGAACATTGTGACCTATCTTATGGATGAAGATGATATGGAATCATTCACGGATACCGAGTATCCAAAAGGTCCTGGTAGATACCCAGTATCATTCTTCCCAAGTGGTAAGGCGGGGTTGGATGCATTATCAGTTAGATATGGAGATGACCTTCAAGGTAACAACGCATACAAGAAGTGGGCAGACCACATCAAAAAGATTTCTTTACAATTAGGATATGAGTTCTTAAACTTCTTAGAACCAAAAGATATTGAAAATATATTGTCTGATGAACCTAAGAAAGAAAAAGAAACTACTGGAGACTTAAAAGAAGGTTTCCTTATGGAAGGTGGTGCATACGGACATATGAATCACCCATTCGATACTGAATTAGGATTGACCTTTGGTGATTTGAAACTAATCATTGATGGTGCTCTTAATGGTAAGTTAGAGTTTACAAGAGAAAAAACCGATGGACAGGCACTTGCTATCTCATATAGAAAAGATAGAGGTATCATCGCTGCAAGAAACAAAGGACACCTAAAGGATAGTGGTCTAAACGCACTTGACATCAAGGGTGTTTCAGACAAGTTCGCTAATAGAGGTGGATTGACCGATGCGTATAATTTCGCAATGAGAGATTTGGAATCTGCAATTTCAAAACTATCAGATGCACAAAGAGAAAAGATTTTCAAGAATGGTTCAAAGTTTATGAACATTGAAGTCATCTGGCCGGAGTCAGTAAACGTAATACCATATGGTCAACCCCTATTAGTGTTCCACGGAACTATGGAATATGATGATAGTGGTAAAGCAATTGGTGCTGATACATCGGATGCTAAAGTTCTTGCAGGTATGATTAAACAAGTGAACGCAGATGTACAAGACAAATATACAATCCAAGGCCCACCTGTTGTAAAGTTACCACAAAATCAAGAACTATCCAAATTGAAATCAAAGTTTTTTGGACAATTATCTAAAGTTCAAAAAGAGTTCAAACTCAAAGACACCGATGGAGTTGCAGAGTATCACCAAAGATGGTGGGAGCAATATGTTGATAAGAACTCACCTTCAACATTGGACAACAAAACTAAAATGGGATTGGTTCGTAGATGGGCATTCTACGACAAAGGATTCCGTTTGGATAAGAAAAACATTACCGATGATAAAACATTGGATTGGGCAAAGAAGACTGATAAGATTGACCAAGCAAAAATCTCAAAACAAAACCTTCGTAAGTTCGAAGACATCTTCTTGGGTGTGGGTGCTGAAGTTCTATCATTTATGTCTTCAGCATTGACTGTAAACCCAGACAAAGCACTTCGTGATATGCAGAAACGATTGGATACAACAATCAAAGATGTGAAGAAGTCAGGTGACCCAAAGAAGATTGCAAAATTAAAAATGGAATTAGAAAGATTAAACGCAGTAGGTGGTAGAAATAAGATTGTACCAAACGAGGGATTGGTGTTTACTTACAAAGGATACACAATGAAACTTACAGGTACGTTTGCATCACTCAACCAAATCCTTGGTTTAATGTATTTTTAACATACTTATAGTATAGAAACAATAAATAAGTTATATGGCAAAGTTACAAAACATCAAAGCAGTCAAAGAAATGATTGCTGGAAGCCACCGAACACAAACAAAGAACACGGTAGCATTTGATGGTGAAACTAAATTCGTTAAAAGAGAAGTTGGTGAACAATGGACTGATAACGATGGAAACATTTGGGAACAAAAGAAAGGATACAAGGTAAAACTTGGGAAACTTTCAGAGTTGAGAAATGAAATCAATACATTTCCTAAATGTCCAAAAGAAGTTTGTACTTGTACTACACCAAAACGAAACGACCTAAAGATGAAACCCATCCACGGTATGTGTTTTGATTGTGTGATAGATATGGAACATCAACTCAAAATAGAGGGGAAGTTTGATGAGTACCAACGAACTAAAATATTAGACAATGCCAAGGCTTGGTTAAAACAAGCCGAACTTGAAAAAGAAAGTGTTAAGATTGCACTCAAAGCAAGATATATCAACGAAGATGGTTCTTTTGAAGAATGGGATGGTGTATCTTGGGAAGAGATTGAAGAAAAGATAGAAAACGAGTTTCATCAATTTAGAGAGAACTTTATCCAAAAGTTGGAGACTGATAGTGAAGAAATTCATTAAAGAGACATACAACCTTTATACTGAAGATGGTGTACCTCATACATTGGCTATGGAGTATACCATTTCAGA